GAGAAAGTTTTTGCTTTGCAGGTCCGGGAAAGTCTCCCCGCCCTTGACCCACCCCTCTTTCGCTTGTCATGAACCCCTCCGAAAGGAGTTGAAACTATGGTTGCTGGTCGTAAAAGTGGTCTTGAATTCGGGACAAGTAATCGCAGAATAGCAACAACTCCTGAGGGCCGAGAACAACAGATGATTGGCTTGGCTCATGACCTGGCCGAGAAGCGTATCCGAGAAGGCACGGCCTCCGCACAGGAGATCACGCACTTCTTGAAACTCGGATCCTCACGAGAACGCCTCGAACAAGAACGTTTGTCTCATGAGAACGAACTTCTGGTCGTCAAGCGCAAAGCGATCGAATCTCAAGAAGCAGTCGAGCAACTTTACAAGGACGCACTCAGCGCCATGCGTACTTACTCAGGTCAAGAGCCGGTTAACACGACGTCTGAGTTCGATGATTAGGACGTACTCAGAACTTAGGCGAATCGAAACCTTCGAGGAACGATTCAGGTACCTAGCCCTTCGTGGTGAAGTCGGAAGATCTACATTCGGATTCGATCGTTACGTCAACCAGAAGTTTTACACTTCGTCCGAGTGGCGTCACATGCGAAACCAAATCATCGTTCGTGACAATGGGTGCGATTTGGGTGTTGCTGGTTACGAGATCCATGACAGGATCTACATCCACCATCTGAAACCTCTCACAGTTCTTGACATTAAGTACGCCGACGAAAGCATGCTCGACCCGAACAACTTGATAAGCACGACGCATCAAACGCACAACGCTATTCACTACGGCGACGAAAAACTACTTCCCCGGCCTTTCGTCGAACGTAAGCCCAACGACACGAAACTTTGGTAGAAAGGAGTGACTCATTGTCTTTCCCCGAAGGCACTCCGACGAAGATAGTAAACTTCACGTCTCGAACTGCTGCCGAAGGTGAACGGGTTCGTGGAATTATTCGATTGATTCCGAACGTTCCTGAAATCATCATCGACGGTATTCCTGTTCGTTGGACGGGAGGAGGTAGTTATCGGTTTGACTCTCTCGGCCGAATGGTTTCAAACGACGGAACAGTAGGAGTAGAACTTCTCGATAATTCAGCTCCCGGTTCAAATCCTCGTGATTGGTTGTGGGAAGCTCACGTAACCATTGGTGGAATAACCAGCATTCGCAACTTTTCGCTTGCCGGTGTTTCAAACGGTGTCGATCTTAATGATCTTCTGGAGATCAATCCTCGAACCCCGAGTTATGTTCCTGTTGCTGGTCCTAGAGGACTTCAGGGCATTCAGGGCACCCAAGGACTTCCAGGCATTGATGGCACCGATGGCACTGACGGCATTCAAGGAGAAGCTGGACAGCAAGGCGAACAGGGCATCCAAGGAATTCCCGGTAGTTCTGGAAGCAGCGAACGAACAGCCAAGTCTCGTGTAACCGATGATGATCTAAGTGGTCTTCCCGAAGCTCTGGTTTGGAGTGTTGTTCGGACTTCTGGTGGTAGTTATCTCCAGTGTTCTATTCAAGCTGTTCCAGGCGATCGTATTGAAGTGCATCCAGGTTTCATCTACATTGGATCACACTATCTAGATTGGGTTCTACTAGATAACGCCGGCGCTATTTCTCTCTACGCAACTTCAGAATCGTCAACGCCTCCCCCCGAGGGCGATCCTGCGTTGTATCCAAACTTCAGTGGTTTGAGCAGAAACCCCATGCCACCGATGTTTGTTGTCGAAGAAGCCCACATCGCTGCAGGGCGAGTAACATGCGCATTGGCACATCAAGGCGCTTATGCCGGAAGTGCGAATCGTGTGTATGCTCACGCTACATATCCTTTCAGGATGCGATTGAAGAACATCGGTCCGGAACCCGCTTAATCAGAAAGAGAACTCATGGGCGAGACGATCGCATACGACAAGACCGTCAAGAACTTCATTCCCGAACTGAGTGCCACTGGACACGTCACGCACACTTCGTACAAGAAGACGTCCGTCACGGTCCATCACAACGCCGGCAATCTCACGCACGAAGGCCTGCTTTCTGTTTGGCGAACCCGAGCTGCTTCCGCTCACTTCGATGTGGATGCCAAGGGCAACGTCGCTCAGTACGTCAAGGCGAGTGAGTACGCCTGGGCTGTCGGAGACAAGGACGGCAACCAGAGCAGCATCAGCATCGAGCAGGCCAATGTGACGTTCTCGCCCGACTGGACGGTTTCCGAGACGACTTGGAAGGCGACTGCTCGACTTATCGGGTGGCTCTTCGCTCACGTCATCGACAAGACGCCTCGGCCAAGTGACAAGAACGTGTTCGGTCACAAGCACTGGTCTGCCACTGAGTGCCCCGGTCCGTACGTCGTCAAGAATCTTTCCAAGATCATCGCCGAGGCCCAGAAGGCATACGACGAGTTCACTTCAGACCCCGGATCTACGCCGACTTCTCCCTCGTCTTCAAAGTCGATCGCTCAGGTCGCCAAGGAGGTCATTGCCGGCAAGTGGGGCAGTGGCGCCGAGCGTGTCAAGCTTCTCACCGCGGCTGGTTACAACGCCGACGCCGTCCAGGGCGAGGTCAACCGTCAGATGGGCAAGGCTCCCGTTCCGAAGAAGACGGTGACTCAGGTCGCCAAGGAGGTCATCGCCGGCCTGTGGGGTAACGGCAGCAACCGAGTCAACCGACTCAAGTCTGCCGGTTATGACCCCAAGGCTGTTCAGACCGAAGTCAACAAGCTGCTCTGATGAAAAGCGCCCGCATCCTAAACTGGCCTCTCCGCCTTCAAGGACGTTGGCGTTTGCTTTTCAAGTTTTGTCCAGTTTGCGCATCTTCACCTCCTCGCGTTAATTGTCCTATCTGCTTGGGCACTTACGATTACGGGTTGAATTCAACGCCCGATATCCAAACAGCGTGGCGAGACAGATGGAAACGACAAATCGAAGGAGGTGTTCACCGTGGCTGAAACCAGCATTCTGACAAGTATCAAAAACATTCTCGGAGTCGATGCGAGTCTAACGGTTTTCGATCCCGTTATTCTGTTGCACATCAACTCAGTGTTCTCGACTCTTACTCAACTGGGTATCGGTCCGCCTGAAGGTTACATGATCGAGAATTCTACCCCCACGTGGGACGCCTTTCTCGGTGATGATTTGAGACTGATTTCTGTCAAGAGTTACATAGGTCTCAGAGTTCGGCTTCTATTCGATAACGCCACGATTACTTCTTTCGTTCTCGATGCGATGGACAAGCAGATCAAAGAACTTGAATGGCGTCTCAACGTTGTGAGAGAGGGGGATTCATGGACGAACCCAAATCCCTAGTCGGTAAGAATCAACAGGTTGTCATCGTAGCTCTCCCGCCCGAATCTGATCCAGTGCTGAAATTCTCAAGTGATAAAGAACCACACTTGACTCTTTTGTACTTGGGTTCTCCTGGTTATGACGCGTCTGAGTTGACTCTCGTCACTGGATTCGTAGAACATGCGGCTTCTCTGCTTCAGCCTTTCGGGCTGGAAGTGAAGGAACGCGGTGTGTTGGGAACAAGCCAAGCTGATGTATTGTTCTTCAACAAGAAGTGGACTAAGGCTGTGGATACATTCCGCGGTCAGCTTCTGAAGAACGAACTGATTTCGAAAGCTTTTCTATCGACGAGTCAGTTCGACGAGTGGAATCCGCATTTGACGATGGGGTTCCCGGACAACCCAGCCAAGAAGGACGACAGAGAATTCCCTGGATTCTCGTGGGTGAACTTCGATCGAGTCGCTTTGTGGACGAGCGACTCAGCGGGTCCCACATTCAAGCTCGAATACTCAGGCGACATGGAGGTTGCTGTGTCTCAGGCCGATCTGGGCCGAGCAGCTGTAGATGACGTTCTTGAGCATTTCGGCGTCAAGGGTATGAAGTGGGGTGTTCGTGGAGGCAAGGGAACTCCGACGGCACATCCGTCTTCTGATGATGCTCAACGAGCCGCTGAGTCCAAGGCCAAGGTGAAGTCCGGAGGCACTAAGGCTCTCACTACTAAAGAGCTTCAGGATCTCGTCACGAGGATGAACTTGGAACAGCAATTCACTCGTCTTCAGCCGGCAACCGGTCGGAAGGCAACCACCAAGTTCATTACAGACACGCTTCTGAGCATCGGCAAGCAAGAACTCACAAAGGCTGCGGCCGGAGTAGCTGCAAAGCAAGTTGCTGGTCTGTTGAAGAAGTAGAAGGGAGGGTTGACGATGGCTCTGTCGAACACGACAGTACCAACTTATTACGGCCAATTTCGCGATGCAGTGCTTCGTGGCGATATTCCTGTTAACAGGGAAGTCTCGATGGAGATGAACCGCGTTGATGCGCTTATCGCCAACCCGAACATCTACTATGACGATTTGGTTGTCGAAGGCTTCATTCTTTACTGCGAGAATGAACTTACGCTGACAGATGGATCAGATCTGCATCTGCTTCCTTCGTTCAAGTTGTGGTCGGAACAAATCTTCGGATGGTATTACTTCGTTGATCGAAGTGTTTACGTTCCGAACGATGACAATCCTGGTGGTCATTACGTTAACAAGACCATCAAGAAGCGTTTGACCACAAAGCAGTATCTCATAGTCGCACGAGGTGCTGCTAAGTCCATGTATGCTGAATGCATACAAAGCTACTTCTTGAATGTCGACACGTCGACTACGCATCAGATCACAACAGCGCCGACGATGAAGCAAGCCGACGAAGTGATGTCTCCATTTCGGACTGCGATCGTCAGAAGTCGAGGACCTCTATTCAAGTTTCTGACGGAGGGTTCCCTCCAGAACACGACTGGCTCTCGGGCGAATCGACAGAAATTGGTGCCCACCAAGAAAGGCATCGAGAATTTCTTGACGGGATCCCTCCTGGAGATCCGCCCAATGTCGATCAACAAACTGCAGGGCCTTAGGCCTAAAATCTCGACGATCGATGAGTGGTTGTCTGGCGACATTCGTGAAGATGTCGTTGGGGCTGTCGAACAGGGCGCGTCAAAGCTGGACGATTATTTGATTGTTGCAATCAGCTCCGAAGGAACAGTTCGCAATGGTTCTGGCGACACCATTAAAATGGAGCTGGCTGACATTCTCAAGGGTGAGTATCTAGCACCCCACATTTCGATCTGGCATTACAAGCTAGACGAATTGGAGGAAGTCAATGATCCTTCGATGTGGCTCAAGGCAAATCCAAATCTCGGGAAAACCATCACGTATGACACTTACCAACTTGATGTTGAACGAGCCGAAAAAGCGCCGGCTTCTCGAAACGACATCTTGGCTAAGCGTTTTGGTATACCGATGGAAGGTTACACGTACTTCTTCACTTACGAAGAAACCCTTCCTCATCGTCGTAGGACCTTTGATGGTATGCCTTGCGCCCTCGGCGCCGACCTTTCTCAAGGTGACGACTTCTGTGCATTCACATTCCTCTTTCCATTGCGAAATGGCTATGGGGTAAAGACCCGAAGTTACATCACGTCGCTTACGTTGATGAAGCTTCCTGGCGCTATGCGAATGAAGTACGATGAATTCATCAACGAGGGCAGTCTTCATGTTCTTGAAGGAACTGTTCTCGACATGATGGAAGTCTATGAAGATTTGGATTTCTTCATACAGAATTCTGAATACGACATTCGTGCTTTGGGCTTTGACCCGTATAACGCCAAAGAGTTTATAACCCGTTACGAAGCCGAGAATGGTCCATTCGGTATCGAGAAGGTTATTCAGGGCGCAAAGACCGAATCGGTTCCTCTCGGAGAACTCAAAATCCTGAGCGAAGAGCGTCTTCTCGTGTTCGACCAAGCGCTTATGACCTTCGCCATGGGTAATGCGATCACCATGGAAGACACGAACGGTAACCGAAAGCTTTTGAAGAAGCGGCAAGACGCAAAGATCGACAACGTCTCCGCCTTGATGGATGCATACATCGCTTACAAAGCGAACAAGGACTCGTTCGAATAGAAAGGCAGTTCTTAACATGGGCGTCACTCAGCCTACTCGTCAGGTAGTTCCCGTAACCGCTGTCAGGCCTCTTCCCGGTCAGCCCTTCGAGCAGATGGCTTTCTTCAGTGCGTCCGGCGTACCTCTCGCTGGCATCGGAGTTCCGGACACTGGCGCGACCGTCCTCCTGACTGGCTACACCTCCCACGCTGTCGGAAACGTCGCTGCGGCCGATTCGGCCAATGTGGCCATCGCCAAGCTCGAAGCTCGTATCGCGGCTCTCGAAGCCGCCTAGTTCTGAGAGCTGTTACATCGACCGCTGTCTAAGGAAAGGAGGTGAACATGGCAGGAGTATTTTCTCGTCTGAAGGCTCTGTATCACGGCTGGAACGCATTCCAGGACGATAAAAGTTACCAATACCCAAGCGATCCTTATTCCGGCGGCGGTAGCATTGGTTATTACCGACCGGACAGAATGCGGCCGACGTATTCAGCCGAGAAGACCATCATCTCGTCGATCTACACTCGAATGACCATCGACGTTGCCGGCATTCGTATCAATCATGTCCGTGCCGACAAAGACGGTCGATACGTAGAAGACATCAACAGCGGGTTGAATAATTGTCTGACTGTCGAAGCAAACATCGACCAAGGAGCTCGGCAGTTCCGCCAAGACATGGCAATGTCTCTCCTTCAAAAAGGAACGATTGCTGTTGTGCCGGTCGACACGACATCTGATCCGACTATTTCCGGCGCATTCGATGTTCAAACGCTTCGTGTCGGTGAAGTAGTTGCTTGGTTCCCGCAACATGTAAGAGTCAGTGTTTACAATGAGAAAAAAGGTTACCGCGAAGAGATCACACTCGCTAAGCAATTTGTTGCTATAGTTGAAAATCCTCTTTTCGCAGTGATGAATGAACCCAACTCGACTCTTCAGAGACTGATTCGAAAGCTGAATTTGCTGGATGCTACTGATGAAGCTTCCAGTTCAGGCAAACTTGATCTGATCATCCAGCTTCCTTACGTCATTAAGTCTGAAGCTCGTAGACAACAGGCCGAACAGCGACGTACGGACATCGAGAATCAGCTAAAGGGCAGTAAGTACGGAATCGCCTATACAGACGGTACTGAAAAGGTTCAACAGCTAAACCGTCCTGTCGAGAACAATTTTCTGGCTCAGATTCAGTACTTGACGAGTATGGTCTATTCGGAACTCGGTTTGACCGACACCATCATGAATGGTACGGCCGATGAATCTACGATGTTGAACTACATCGACAGAACCGTCAAGCCGATTCTGGATTCCATTGCTGAAGCCATGCAGCGAACCTTCCTGACCAAGACTGCTCGGTCTCAAGGCCAAACAATCATGTACTTCCGTGATCTGTTCAGCCTGGTTCCTCTTAGCGAGATCGCTCAGATCGCAGACATGTTCTCTCGGAATGAGATCTTGACTCCGAACGAGATCAGAACTGCGATCGGCACAAAGCCTTCGAAGGATCCGAGGGCCGACATGCTGATGAACAGCAACATGCCACAACCGGGGAACAGTCTCCCTGTACAACCGCCATCAGGCGATCCTGCTGCAGTGTTTGCCGCTGCATTGAAGAACAATCCTCAATTGGCAAAGGCTAAGCAGCCTCTAGCTATAGAATCAGGAGGGAACAGTCAAAATGGGAGACAACTCCAACGCTGACTTCAGCGGTTACGCCACGAAGGCCAACGTCAAGTGCTCCGATGGTAAGACCATCAGCCCCCTGGCGTTTGCGCACATGGATCAGATGCAGCTTCCGCTCGTCTACCAGCACGGACACAGCAACATCGAGAACGTTCTCGGTCACGCGGTTCTCGAAGCCCGCAAGGACGGCGTTTACGCCTACGGTTTCTTCAACGGAACCAAGCAGGGTCAGGACGCTCGCGAGTATGTTCAGCACAAGGACATCAAGGCGATGTCGATCTACGCCAACAAGTTGGTGATGAAGGGTCAGACTGTCGTCCACGGAGAAATTCGTGAGGTCAGTCTCGTGCTCGCCGGAGCCAATCCTGAGGCGGTCATCGACTACGTTCAGCTCAAGCACAGCGATGACCCGAACGACATCGAAGTTCTGACTGACGAAGCTGTCATTCACACGGGCCTCGAAATCGAGATCATCCTCGACAAGAAGCCCGAGGAGCCCGTCATTCAGCACGCAGCTCCCGGAGCCACTGTTCAGGATGTTCTGGACACCTTCAATGACGATCAGAAGGAAGTCCTTGCGATCGTCGTAAGCGAAGCTCTCGCGGCGAAGGATGCTGCCATCGCGCAGACGGCCGTCGAGCCCAAGCCGGACGAGAAGAAGCCCGAAGAGGGCGTCAACCCCGACGACAAGAAGCCCGAAGAGGGTGTTGTAGTCCACCAGGAAGGAACTGGCTCCGTGACCAACGTGTTCGAGCAGGCCGACAAGAACAAGATCCAGCACGGCGATGGTGTCGAGCGACACCTGGTGTCGCACAGCGATCTGAAGACCATCTTCGAGGACGCCAAGAAGAGCGGATCCCTCCGAACCGCTGTCGAGGGCTATGCCCTGCAGCACGGCATCGAGAACATCGAAGCCCTCTTCCCGGACCCGAAGACTCTCAACAACACTCCGGACTTCAACAGCCGCAACATGGCTTGGGTTCAGGGTGTCATCGACGGTACTCGCAAGAGCCCGTTCGCCCGGATCAAGTCCATCACCGCGGACATCACGCAGGACGAGGCCCGTGCCAAGGGTTACATCACCGGCACGTACAAGAAGGAAGAGTGGTACGCGCTCACCAGCCGTTCCACCACCCCGACCACGATCTACAAGAAGCAGAAGCTCGACCGCAACAACATCGTCGACATCACTGACTTCGATGTCGTCTCCTGGCTCAAGCTGGAGATGCGGATCATGTTGATGGAGGAGATCGCCGTTGCGATCCTCGTCGGCGATGGCCGTGACGTGGACGACCCGGACCACATCAATGACCCGATGGCTGCTTCGAGTGGTGAGGGCATCCGCTCGATCATCAACGAGAACGAGCTGTACGCCACTCAGGTCAACGTCAACGTGGATGACGCGAACTCCAGTTACTCGGAGGTCGTGGACCAGGTCATGACCGCGAGCGAGTTCTACAAGGGAACTGGCCGGCCGACCTTCTACAGCACGCAGCGGACCATCAACAAGATGCTCCTGACGCGTGACGCCAACTTGCGTCGGATGTACGCGAACATCGCCGAACTGGCTGCAGCGATGAACGTGGATTCCATCGTCGCCGTGGACCCGATGGACCGGTTCCCGAACCTGCTGGGCATCGTCGTCAACCTGACCGACTACAACGTCGGTACGGACAAGGGCGGCGAGGTCAACATGTTCGATGACTTCGACATCGACTACAACCAGTACAAGTACCTGATCGAGACCCGGATGTCCGGCGCCATGGTCAAGATCAAGGCTGCTCTCATCATCAACAAGACCGCTTCTGGCAACGTCCTGGTTTCGCCGACCGCCCCGACGTTCGTTTCTGCCACGGGTGTCACGACCATCCCGACGCAGACCGGCGTCGTTTACAAGAATGCCGACACCAACGCTACCCTCAGTGCTGGCGCTCAGACCGCTCTCGCGGCTGGTGCCACTCTGAAGGTCAAGGCCCTCCCGGCTTCCGGATACTTCTTCGCGGTCACCGGTCAGGCCGGCGTCGACGAGTGGACCTTCAAGCGTCCGGCTGCGTAGTAGGCAGGTTCAACCATGGCAAGGTTCTACGGAAGAGTCGGATACGGCGAATCTGTGGAGACGGCTCCAGGGGTATGGGAAGACACAATCACTGATGTCTCATATTTCGGTGATGTAGTAAAGAACATACGCCAAACCCGTGATGGGGCGAGCGTTAATAACGATCTCTCTGTTAACAACTCCATAAGTATTGTCGCGGACGCATACGCCAACGAACATTTCTTTGCCATTCGCTATGTCGAGTGGGCGGGGACTCTGTGGACGGTCTCAGAGGTCGAAGTACGGAGCCCCCGTCTCCTCCTTATATTGGGAGGTGTCTACAACGGCCCCAAGGGTTAATTTGCAGGCACTTCTTGAGGGGGCCTTGGGAACCTCGAATGTATATTTCCAGCCCCCGGCCAATGTGCAAATTCAGTATCCTTGCGTTGTATATGCTCGTGACAATGCAATAACCGAATTCGCCGACAACAAAACTTACAAATACACCAAGCGCTATCAGGTAACTGTGATCGACAGGAACCCTGACAGTTTGATTCCAGACAAGATTGCGGCTCTGCCAATGAGTATCTTCGACAGATATTTCTCGGCGGATAACCTGCATCATGATGTTTTCAAACTATACTTCTGAGGAGAAGTGAATGAGCACACTAGCCTGGGATCAGACCGGCGACCGAATCTTCGAGACCGGTGTCGATCGCGGCGTTCTGTACATTCCCGACAACACCGGCGCCTACATCAACGGATACGCTTGGAATGGTCTCACGACCATCACCGAGTCGCCTTCCGGTGCTGAGGCCAACCCGCAGTACGCCGACAACATCAAGTACCTGAACCTCTACTCGGCCGAGCAGTTCGGCGGCACCATCGAGGCCTTCACGTACCCCGATGAGTGGGCTCAGTGCGATGGATCGGCCACTCCCGAGCCGGGCGTCGCGATCGGTCAGCAGCCCCGCCACACCTTCGGCATGTGCTACCGGACCAAGGTCGGTAACGATCTGACTGGTACGGAGTACGGCTACAAGCTGCACCTGATCTACGGCGCCACCGCTGCTCCTTCCGAGAAGGCGCACGCGACTGTCAATGACTCGCCCGAGGCTCTGGCTTTCAGTTGGGCCATCACCACCATCCCACTGGATGTTCCGGGCTACAAGCCCACGGCGACTCTGACGATCGACTCGACCAAGGTCGATGCGACTGCTCTTGCTGCTCTGGAGGGCTTCCTCTACGGCACTGTGGGCTCGGATCCGTCTCTGCCCAGCCCTACCGACGTTCTGGCTCTGTTTGCTGGCACCATCACCACGGTCACCCCGACCATGCCTGCGTACAACAGCAGCACGCACACTATCACCATCCCGACCATCGCCGGCGTCATTTACAAGATCCTGGGCGAGGTGGCTGCTCCCGGAGCAGTTGTCATCACTCAGGACACCATCGTCAACGCCGTTCCGGCCACCGGTTACAAGTTCCCGGCTGTCATCGACAGCGACTGGTTCTACGACTACGTGTAACATCCGTTTCGATAGGAGGTCAGAGAGTGCTTACCATAAACGTTCCTATGTCTGAAGCTTTTAACGAAGAGACAGATGAATTCGTGATCGCTACTAGTTTCACTTTGGAACTGGAGCACTCTCTGGCCTCACTGTCAAAATGGGAGTCATTCTTCAAAAAGCCTTTCTTGGGAAACGGCGATAAGACTTCTGAAGAAACGCTTTGGTACATCAAAGCCATGATCTTGACCCCAAAAGTTCCTTCGGAAGTTTTCTCCAGACTTTTCAAGTCAAAAGAACACGTCGATGCCATTCACAAATACATCGGCGAGGAGATGACTGCTACTTGGTTCAGTAAAATCACCAACCAAAGGCACAGTCGAGAAACAATAACCGCAGAGATCATCTACTATTGGATGGTTTCGCTGAACATTCCTTTCGAATGTCAACACTGGCATTTGAATCGTTTGATCACTCTCATCAGAGTCTGCAATCAGAAGAACTCCCCTGAAAAGAAGATGAGCAGAGCAGAAGTTGCTCAGAGAAACCGCGAGCTCAACGAACAGCGGAGAGCACAATTGGGCAGTTCCGGATGATAGGAGGAATTCGGTATGCCAAAGCTCACTTGGGGCGTTGCTGGTTCTCGCTTCTATGAAGCTGGCATTGACCGAGGGGTTCTGTATGTCGGAGAGCTAGCAGGTGTTGCTTGGAATGGTTTGACTGGAGTCAACGAGACTTCTTCTGGCGGAGACGCCAAACCTTTCTACATCGACGGCGTCAAGTATTTGAACGTGCCTGGTGCTGAAGAATTCGAAGCAACTATTACGGCTTTCACATACCCTGATGAGTTCACGCATTGCGATGGAACTTTCCAGCCTCGTCCTGGAATGTTCATAACTCAGCAAAGGCGTCAGTCTTTCGGTTTGTCGTATCGAACAAACGTTGGGAATGATCTCGCCGGCGACCTGGGCTATAAGATTCACATAGTCTATAACGCTCTTGCTTCTCCGACTGACCGATCAAACAAGACGCTCGGTGAATCCAGTGATCCAACCGACTTTAGTTGGAAGATCACAACTCGCCCACCGGCCATCGTTGCATACAAGCCGATGGCGCACGTCATAATCGATTCGCGATCCACGGATCCATCGATTCTTTCTCTTGTGGAGGACGTTCTTTACGGGACTGATTCGGATCCCGCAAGAATTCCGGCCTTCGCAGAATTGATCGAGATCTTCGATACCATATCCTCTCTCACGATCGTCGATCATGGCGATGGAACATGGACTGCTACCGCTCCGTTCGACGTTATTCGTATGCTGGATTCAACGACATTCTCCATTACAGCATCGACTGCAGTGTTCATTGATGAAGACAGCTACACCATCAGTTCTACATAGAAAGGTGGTCACGTGGCTACCATCACCGGCTTGACAGCCGACAGAATGCTCGCTATCGAAGCTGCAACAGTGGTGAGTGGAGTGATCGATGGTTCAGGCCATCTCATTCTCACACAGCACGACGGAACCGAGATCGATGCCGGCAATATTGCAACTGCAGTTCCTGCAGCCAGTACTATTGCTTCGGGCATTGTCGAGCTCGCTACCGGAACAGAAACCGCTGCTCTAACCGACACCATTCGTGCAGTGACTCCCGCCGGCCTTGCTTCGGCTCTCAAGGCTACGGTCATTGCTTTGGTTGTTGAAAGTGCTACGCCTTCGTCATATCCGAGTGGCGTTTCGTTCATGCCACTCACGACTGGTTCTGGCTGGTCGATCAACTCTGGCTTCGGCTCAGTGATAACTCACAATGTCGGAACAGACCGATGCATACAGACCTTCTATTCCAACTCCGGTGGAACGACCCCGGTCTTGACGTGGGTTCGAATCTACAACAGTACCAGTGGTGGCGGTGGTTGGACAGCATGGCAGCAATTGTCGATCGTGAACAACTTGGTTGCCGCAAGTTTCGTGCAAACCACAGCAGCCACTAGCTACCCTGCTGGAGCATCGCGTCTCTACTACACGACTGCTACTTCTGGTTCTTGGGACTTTACGGGTAAGGCCGGCGAGGTTCTTACTTACCGCGACGTCACCAACGACTTCACCAAACAGCAGTGGATCAAGCATCAGGGCGGCACGGGAGCTAGCACCGAGCTGTGGCAGAGGACGTCTAACACCGCAAGCGGTTGGTCCAACTGGATCACTCTGGGCGGAGACACAGACTGGGTCAGTATCAGTTATGCCTCAGGCTATAACGCTACGGGCATCAGTCAGTTGGCATATAGGGTGAAGGGTGGCGTCGTATATTTCCGAGGCGGCGCAAACGGAACTTTCACTTCGGCCACTCTGATGACCATCGCGAATGCCGGGGCAATTCCTGCCGCGTATCGTCCTGCAGTGAACGTTCGCGGTGGTGCATTTGGTGCTGCCGCTCGTCCCTCAGTCTTCGGAATTCTCACTGACGGATCGATCATAGCCGGTTCTGGTGGTCTTTCTTCTCAGCCGACCACTGTGGAATTCTGCGCAAGCTACCCGGTTACAGGTTTCTAGAACAAGGAGGAGCCGAAGTGATAACGGTAAAAATAACAGGCTCCTTCGAAAAAACGCAGGCCTTCCTCAAGAGAGTGTCCAAATTGGATATTCTCGGTTTGCTAAGAGCAAGCGCGCAGCAAGGCGTTAACGCTCTTTCGCGTGTAACCCCTATAGAAACCGGAGTGGCAGCTCACTCATGGGGTTTTGAGGTCTCTAACTCCGGCGGATTTTACACAATTACTTGGACGAACTCCGATGTCGAAAACGGGTTTCCTGTCGTAATCATGCTCCAGTACGGCCATGGAACTGGAACTGGTGGTTACGTAGCTGGGTATGACTTTATCAACCCGGCAATGAGGCCCGTCTTTGACAAAATTGCAGACGACATATGGAAGGCGGTGATCTCCGGATGAGTAGTATCGATGAGCGCGTCGTCCAAATGGTGTTCGACAATCGTCAGTTCGAACAAGGTATATCTACGACCCTTTCCTCGCTTGACAAGCTCACTAAAGGCCTGAAGCTTGAGGGAGCTACCAAGGGTCTTACTGATATTAGCAGCGCCGCCAAGGGCGTCTCTCTCAGTGGCATAGCATCCGGTGTAGAGAACATCGCCAGCAAATTCCGTGCAATGTCTGTGGTCGGAATTACAGCTCTGGCAACCATCTCACAACGAGCTGTTTCCGCGGGAGCTCAACTTCTCAATTCCTTCAGTTTCGGCCCTATCATGGCCGGTTTTCACGAGTATGAGACAAACCTCAACGCCATTCAAACGGTTCTTGCCAACACCGGTCTTGAAGGCCAAAAGGGTCTCAACAAGGTCAATGCTGCTCTGAATGACCTCAACACATATTCCGACAAGACAATTTACAACTTCTCGGAAATGGCTAAGAACGTTGGTACATTCACTGCTGCGGGCGTGAATCTTGATACTTCGGTTTCTGCAATCAAGGGAATTGCAAACCTTGCTGCTATTTCGGGTTCCAATGCCGATCAAGCTTCAACCGCAATGTATCAACTTTCCCAAGCTCTGGCTGCGGGCAAGGTCACGCTGCAGGACTGGAACTCAGTAGTCAATGCGGGCATGGGCGGCAAGGTTTTCCAGCAGTCTCTTGTGGAAACAGCTCGTGCTCACGGCGTAGCAGTAGACAAGATCATCAAGGATGAAGGCAGTTTCCGTAATTCCCTGCAAAAGGGTTGGCTTACATCCAGCATTCTGACTGAAACTCTGAACAAGTTCACTGGCGACCTAACGGCCAAGCAGCTTAAGGCCATGGGGTACAACACCCAACAGATCGCCGGCATCCTGAAGATGGGTAAAACCGCTCAGGACGCAGCCACTAAGATCAAAACGTTCTCTCAGCTCATCAACACTTTGCAAGAAGCTGTTGGATCTGGTTGGACCAAGACTTGGCAGATCTTGTTCGGCGATTTCAACGAAGCGAAGACGCTATTCACCAATGTTAACAATGTTCTTGGTGGATTCGTAAGTGCTTCAAGCAATGCGCGCAACAAGGTGCTCGGTGACTGGAAAGCTCTCGGCGGTCGTACAGCACTGATCGATGGAATTTCCAAGGCCTTTTACGCTCTCATTTCGGTCATCAAGCCGATCAAGGACGCCTTCCGTGAAATCTTCCCGGCAACTACCGGCAAGCAGCTTTACGACCTCACGGTCAACTTCCGTAACTTCATGGAGAGGCTCAAACTAGGTCCTCAAACCGCAGAAAACCTCCGGAGGACTTTCGCTGGGTTCTTTGCGATCCTTGGTATCGGATGGGACATCGTAAAGGGAGTAGCCAAAACTCTCGCGAGCCTGTTCAAGACCGCAACACAAGGCTCCGGAAGCTTCCTTGGCGTAACTGCCAAAATAGGAGATTTCCTTGTAGCTTTGCACAAGGCAATAGATCAGGGTACCGGACTAACCACGTTCTTCCAACGGCTTGGTAACATCCTAGCTATTCCGATCAAACTTTTCCAAGTTCTTGCTTCCAAAATAGGTTCGTTGTTCGACAACTTCAATGGCGATAGTGCAGCGAAATCTGTCACTGGAGTTGCTGACAAGCTTAATCCCCTCGGTCGTTTGATTGATTCGATAACTTCTGGCGGAGATCATTTCGTACAGATTCTCAACAACATCCTGGGCAATATCGGTCCTCTTGCAGATAAGGTTACTTCGTTCTTCAGCAAGCTGGGGACGTCTATCTCGTCTGCTTTCTCCGGTATCGATTTCAGTCGTGTTCTTGATTCAGTCAACACCGGGTTGTTCGCTACTCTTCTGCTTCTCCTGAAGAATTTCCTTAGCAAGTTCAGGAATCAAGACAGTGGAATCAGCGGTGTTTTCAGTGGAATTCGTGAGTCTTTCGATCAACTGACGAATACTCTTAAGACAATGCAACAGGTTCTGAAGGCTACGATTCTCCTTGAGATCGCAACTGCTATCGGAATCTTGACGATTTCTGTTGTGGCATTGTCCAAGATCAATTCGGATGATCTGACGCGAGCGCTTACGGCTATGGCCGTGATGTTCACTCAGTTGTTCGCTTCGATGGCTGTGTTCAATAAATTCGTCGGTGGTGCCGGCTTTGGTAAGATGATCTTGGTCACTGGTGCCATGATTCTTCTTGCCACTGCTGTTGATCTATTGACGATAGCTGTCAAGAACCTTGCTGGTCTTGACTGGGTCCAGTTGTCAAAGGGTTTGACCGGAGTAACAGTTCTTATCGCTGCTCTCGCCGGCGCGATGAAACTGATGCCTGCTACGTCGGGAATGATCTCTACCGGTCTCGGCTTGATCGCTCTCGCTGCAGCTATCAACATTCTTGTTTCTGCTGTAACGGATCTTGCTGGCTTCAGTTGGCAAGAATTGGCTAAGGGACTTGTCGGTGTAGGAGCACTGCTTGTCAGCTTGGCGTTGTTCACCAAGTTCTCAGAAGCAGGAAAGGCCGGCGTTCTTCAAGGCGCAGGAATCATTCTTCTAGCTACGGCTATGAAAATCCTTGCAAGCGCCATGAAGGATTTCTCTTCCTTCTCGTGGACTGAAATCGGCAAGGGTCTTTCGGTCATGGCCGGTGGGCTCCTGTTGATTGGTGCGGCTCTCTATTTGATCCCGCCAACTGCGGCTCTGTCTGCTGCAGGTGTTTTGATCGTCGCATCTTCTCTCGGGTTGATCGCCGATGCTGTAAAAAACATGGCCACGATGAGTTGGGGCGACATAGGTAAGGGCCTAACGGTTCTTGCTGGCGCTCTTGTTCTTATCGCGGCTGCGCTCTATATTCTTCCTCCCTCATCCTTGCTCTCTGCCGCTGCAATTCTCATTGTTGCTGCTTCCCTCGGGTTGATCAGCACAGCGCTGCAAAACATGGCTGGGATGAGTTGGGGAGAGATCGCTAAGGGACTGGTAACTCTTGCCGGCGCTCTTGGGATCATCGCAGTAGCAGTCATATCGATGACGAGTGCTCTTCCTGGCGCTGCGGCTCTGCTCGTGGTGGCCGGTTCTTTGTTGATTCTGGCGCCTGTTCTACTGGCGTTTGGACAAATGTCGTGGGAAGAAATCGGCAAGGGTCTCACGATGCTCGCCGGAGTCTTCGTCATAATTGGCGCCGCGGGAATTTTGCTAGCACCTGTTGTTCCGGTTCTTATCGGACTCGGTGGAGCTATCCTGCTTCTCGGTTTGGGAATGTTGTCTGCCGGAGCAGGCCTTCTGTTGTTCTCTGCCGGTCTTACGGCTTTGAGTATCTCTGGCGCAGCGGGTGCAGGTGCAATTGTCGCAATCGTGTCGTCTCTCCTAGGACTAATTCCCAAGGTTATGACGGAGCTAGGTCAAGGCGTTATTGCGTTCGCCAAGGTCATATCTACGGCTGGCCCAGCCATGACCAAGGCGATCACAACAGTTCTGAATTCGCTGATCACGGCGATAGGAACTTTGACGCCAAAAATTGTGTCGACGTTGCTCAGACTCCTCACGATGCTCGTTCAGCAGTTGGCGAATTACGTACCCAAAATGGTCGACGCGGGTCTTCGACTCGTGACTGGCATTCTTACGGGTATCGGTAACAATATCGGAAAGATAGTTGCAGCAGCCACAAATATTGTCACCAAATTCCTGGGTGCTTTGGGCGATAGCATACCCAAGATTGCTCAGGCCGGCGCTGACTTCATCGTGAAGTTCATCAATGGTGTTGCTAAGGCGATCGATGACAATTCTGCTGCTGTAGGTGAAGCAGGTGCGAATCTCGGCACTGCAATCATCGAGGGCATGGCCAAGGGTCTTACGGCGGGCATCGGCACAATCGCTGACAAAGCCGCAAGCATTGCGAAGAGCGCTATTAGTGCTGCAAAGAGTGTTCTTGACATCAACTCCCCATCAAAGGAGTTCGTCAAGATCGGTGAATCGGTCAACGAAGGTTTCGCCAAGGGACTCGTCGGCGGTAGGGGTCAGGTAACAACCGCCCTTAACGCCATGCAGAGCCAACTTTCTGCCGCAATGCAAGCTACCGGTCAGAAGGTGCAGACTCTCGAAGACCGTCTCAAGACGCTTACAAGTGCCCGTAAGAAGGACACTCAGGCGATCAAGGAGACCACTGACGCACTTGCTCAGGCTCGAAGTGAGTACAACGGCGAACAGGCCGCTTTCACAACTCTCACCAAGAAGTTGAGCGAAGAGCGAGTAGAGCTCACCAAGCTCTCAACTCAGTACGACACTCTTACGACCAAGCTCAACAATGCGAATGACGCTCTTGCCAACGCGAAGAAGACGCGCGATGACTACAATGCGACCGTCACAACGCAATTCGAAACGCTTCCGACTATCACCGACACAACCACTGTTGCTGATTATGTCGACAGTATTCAGAAGCAGATCGAAGACACTAAGGTATTCTCTAACACGCTTGCGCGTCTCCGCAAGCTGGGACTGAACGACGATGCCTACAAGCAGTTGCTCAGTCAGGGAGCTACAGCTCTTCCGTTCGCTCAGGAACTTCTGGCCGGCGGTAAGACCAGTGTTGACCAGATCAACAGCCTCGACAAGCAGCTTGACACGGCTGCTGCGGCCCTAGGAAAGTCCGCATCCAGCGCACTGTACCAGGCTGCTGTTGACTCTGCACAGGGCCTTGTGGACGGTCTCAAGAAGCAACAATCTGCTATCCAGAAGCAGATGAATACGATTGCTGACGCGATGGTCAAGGCCATCAAGAACGCTCTTGGAATCAAGTCTCCGTCTACAGTCTTCAAGGAGATCGGTTCATATTCGGCTGAGGGTCTCATCAATGGACTTGATGCTGCTTCTGTCGCTGTTTCGAAGTCTGCGGAGAGCATGGGGCAATCTGCTATCACTTCACTCAGCAAGTCTCTTTCGGGTATGTCTGATCTGATAACAGGCCCGGTTGATATCACGCCGACCATCACTCCTGTGTTGGATCTTTCCAGCGTAAAGAAGAATGCCGGAGACATCAGCGGAATGCTGACTGCTCAACCCATCTCGGTTGACGCGGCATACGCTAAGGCAGTGGGCATTTCCAACAGCACCATGACGGATTCGTCCACTGTTGATTCGATCACCGGAGCTAAGGTTTCTGCTGCACCAATCAACTTCAACCAATACAACACGTCACCAAAGACATTGTCCGCTGCCGATATTTATCGTCAGACGAAGAATCAGCTATCTATTGCGAAGGGGGCTCTGAAGAATCCGTGATAACACAGGTCGACGTTCAGACTCTTCAGGGCACACTCCTGAGCCTTTTGCTGGATGACGTGTCTTCGGGGATTATCGTTCAAGAGATTGACGGTCTGGATCCAGTCAAGGCCACGCTAGTGTCATCAAGTTTCGCTGCGATGGACGGCGCACAGTATCAGTCCAGTCGACGCGACACTCGGAACATCACGATGACATTCGGTCTTGATCCCGACTATGTCGTGGATACGGTTCGTGATCTCAGAAAGCGGTTGTACAACTTCTTCATGCCGAAGTCTCAAGTTGGACTTCGGTTCTACATGGATGACGGTTCAATTGTTGACATTGCTGGGAGGGTGGAATCTTTCGAGTCTCCACTCTTCTCCAATGAGCCGAAGGTCGATATTTCGATCCTCTGCTTCGATCCGGATTTCATAGACTCAACATCGGTCACACTCAGTGGTTCGACGGTTTCGAGTACCGCTGAGACTCATTTGGACTACCAGGGCACGATCGAAACCGGTTTCGTGGTTGTATTGCACGTGAATCGTGCCCTCACTGAATTCACCATCTACAACAGGCCTCCCGATAACAACATCCGTGTCTTGGATGTAGCAGCATCTATGGTTTCCGGCGACAAGCTCACCATAAGCACTGTCAATGGATCCAAAAGCGTGCTTCTGACGAGGTCTGGTATCACGTCTTCGTTGCTGTACGGAATGTCGTCTCAGTCAAGTTGGGTCGATTTCCAGCCCGGGGATAACTATTTCCGAATCTACGCGACGGGGGCAGCAATCCCGTACGACATCACCTTCACACCTCGATACGGGGGTTTGTGATGGAGATGTACATCCTCGACAGTCTCTACCGCCGGCAAACGGTAGTGGACAAATTCGAGTCGCTTATCTGGACCGAGAGGTTTTCGGCCTATGGTGATTTTGAACTACATCTGCACTCGACTCTTGAGAACAGGAATTTGTTTCCGGCGGGAACCAGATTCGCGATCAACGAGTCGTATCGTGTAATGACTGTAGAGACTGTCGAGGATTCTATTGATGACAACGGAATCAAGATTCTGAAGCTCACTGGACGGTCGTTGGAGGCGATTCTCGACAGTCGCCTCGCCAGGGGGTCCATGGATGATCTGACAACAGATCCAAAATGGGTTCTCACAGGAACTCCAGTGGCCATAGCCGTACAGATCTTTCACGACATCTGTGTCACTGGAATTCTCCATGCTTCAGATGTCATTCCGATGGTCACCGAGGGAAGCATATTCCCTGACGATACTATCCCTGCTCCCGTGGACATCATCACTTATGAAGTCGATCCGAAAACTGTCTATACAGCTGAAAAAGATCTGTGTGATCAGTACCTTCTTGGTTTCCGCCTGGTTCGGAACTTCGATACGTCTCAGCTGTATTTCGGCATCTACACGGGAAGTGATAGGACCACACATCAATCCGTGCTTCCCGCGGTACTGTTCAGTTCAGAGCTAGACAATCTTCAGAACACCAGCGAATTGACGTCAAGTGCGGCATACAAAAATGTCGCATATGTCCTTTCGCCTGTTGGGACTGAAATCGTCTATGCGCCTGAGGCTGATTCTTCTGTGGCCGGTTTTAGCCGTCAGGTCTTGATCGTCCAAGCAGACGACATAACAGACCCGGATCCTCCAACAGCTTCTGCTCAAATGATTCGACGTGGCATTGACGAGCTGGCCAAGTATCGAAAGACCTCTGCTTTCGACGGAGAGATCAGTCAAAACAGTCAGTACAAGTATGGAACCGACTACAACCTTGGTGATCTCGTAACGCTCAGAAACGCCAGTGGTGTCATGAATGACATGCAAGTCACTGAGCAGATCTTTGTGTCGGACAACCAAGGCGACAGATCATATCCTACGCTGACTGTCAACCAATTCGTCACACCTGGATCTTGGTTGGCGTTGCCGGCCGATAAGGTTTGGAATGACTACACGACCGAGCACTGGGCCGATCTGCCTGGGTGATGAAGGAGGTTTGAAATGGCTGTTGGCGATGACGCTACTGCCGCCGGCTATCCCATTGTTCCCAACACGGGAGTTGATGGTCTCGTGAAGATCGGAGCTCAGGAGATCACTCGCACTCGTGACTTCGTCGCTCAGGTCAAGGGGCTGACTCCCACAGGTAAGGCTGCATATCGCACTGCTTCGGGAATCACTTCTGGGACTGCCGATCCCACTGGTGGGAATGACGGCGATATTTACTTCAAGATCATCAGCTAGGAGGTTCCGTGACCGACTGGACAAAGACAACAGGCACCAACGGAACCATGATGATCCGGGATACTGGGTCGTCTGTCGAGTTCTGGTTCAAGGCGGGTAATTCTGCCGAATGGGTAAATGGTCTTGCTTTCAACTGGACCGCAAATGGTTCAACAAACAGCAATACCATCAATTACCCTACTGGGGCTGATTGGTATCACGTCGGGTCGGTCTCGGTATCCACGAACCAAACAGTAACGTTCAGACTCCTTACCAGTACCAGTATTCCGGGTATTGGTGGTCCGACGACTTTCAGCCACGGTGTCACAAGAGCTACCGAACCGCCCACTCCTGATACACCGCAGTTGTCCAGCATCAAGTCAACGTCAATTCTTGTGAAATTCGCAAGTAACGGCGACGGTGGAGCTGATATCGATCTACGAGAGATCGGTTACAGCAAGAACTCTGGTGTCATCACAGATACGACTATCTCTGACGGATCAACGACTGTAGGGAGTCTTGATCCTGGTTCGAGATACTATTTCTGGGCCCGAGTTCATAATTTCGTCGGCTGGAGTAATTGGTCCGGTAGATCTAGTGCGGTAACTCTCAGGGTTCCTGATGCTCCATCAAAGCCTCTTATAGCCAGTATTACGTCGATTACTGCAGAGGCTTCCTTCTCTCAGAACGGCAATGGCGGGGCCATAATCACCAGTTCTCAGGTCGGTTATGGAACCAGTTCGTCAGCTCCAACGACGATCGACACCGCAGGATCTCCGCACATAATCGACGGGCTCATTCCAGGCACGATGTATTACGTCTGGGCACGAGTTCAGAACTCAGTTGGGTGGAGCCCTTGGTCGGCGTCAGCTAGCTTTAGAACAGTTGCCGGAGCCTATATCAAAGTAGGCACGGAATGGAAAATCGCGGTTCCTTATGTGAGGGTCGGCGGGGTGTGGAAGAAAGCCGAACCTTGGATTTGTAATCAGGGGGTTTGGAGCCGTACGGTATAAGGGGAGGATATTTCGTGGATGTATGGGCAAGAATGCTGGTGATCATATTCGGTTCGATTCTCGGATCTGGTGGTCTCTGGGCATTTCTGCAGAGTAAGGACACGAAGAGAAATGCGACAACGCGTCTCCTGATGGGCGTTGCGTATGACAAGATCACGACGTTGGGCCTCACCTATATAGAACGCGGATCTATCACAAAAGACGAACTCGAAGATTTCCGCGAATACTTCTTCGATCCATATGCGGCTTTGGGTGGTAACGGCGTCGCCAAACGCATCATGCGTGAGGTGGAAACTCTTCCATTCAGGCCACATACCGAGTACAACGGGATATTCACGAACGATCAGGGAAGGGTCATCAGCAATGTCCAACTCGTCGGAGACGCAAGGCAAACGCCCCCTTCTCAGTGATCGGTATTACACGATTCTGAAGCACATATCCGCGATCGGACTCCCTTCTGTTGGAGCGCTGTACTTCGCTCTGGCGTCTCTCTGGCATCTCCCGAACGCGGAACAGGTAGTCGGTTCCATCGCCGCTGTGAACGTCTTCATGGGCGGTTTGATGGGTGTTTCACAGGCCTCGTACAATGCGAGTGACGCCAAGTATGCCGGCGATTTGCTCGTGGGTCAGACTGAGGATGGTTTCAAGACCATTCAAGTGGCGATGAACTCTGAAGCAGCGGCTCATGCTCTGGATACACAGACCGATGCCAAGTTCAAGGTAGTTCCCGGCACGATTCCGCAGTAGGAGAACAATGGCTGATCTTGGAAAAGAAGAAATTGAGAACCGATTCGGTTTCCACAAGGGAACTATCGAAGGTTCTAATGCGACACTTCCGAAACATGCGGAACTTCGGTTTAAGTTCATCGAGTTTGCTGAATACTTGGACATTGTCCTCCCCAATGAGGGTCGCGCCAAAACTATAGCCTTCACGGAACTGGAAGCAGCTTCGATGTGGGCTCATAAATCGATCGCTGAGACTGCTCCAATCGTTCCGGAGTAGTTTTTCCGGGGTCGCATATAATACATAGGGTATAGTGAGACCCCTATGTAAGGAGTATGCTTTGTACACCCTGAAGACCAAGATCGAATCGCCGACTCACCTCGACGAAGTCATCACCAAGGTTCTCACTCAGATGTCTGAGACCAACAGCGGTACCCCCGAATTCGCCGCGATGGCGGACCAACTGACCAAGCTCTACAAGCTCAAGGAGATCGAATCTCCGAGCCGTGTAAGTCCGGACACGTTGGCCGTCGTCGCAGGGAACCTCGCCGGTATCCTGATGATCTTGAACTTCGAGCGAGTCCATATCGTGACTTCGAAGGCAATCGGCTTCGTTCTGAAGCCCAGGTAACACAAACAGACCCACAGCAGGAAATCGAAAAGCAGAGGGCGTGCGAGAGTTTAAACGACTCTTACATGCCCTTTGTTTTTTCGCATTCGCAAGAAAAACATGGCTTTTAATGAGACCCTACGAAAGGAACCCACGTGAACAAGAAGATCGCCAAAGTCAAGTCGTACATCACCATTCACGCTCCTGAACTCGTGACTGCTGTCGCCACCATCGGCATTCTCGCTGTCGTCGCCAAGGACCGAAAGGACCTAAAGGACGGCCGAGACAACATGGGACGCGCCATCAGCAAGGCCAAGGACGAGGGATGGACGTACGACTTCTACCCCGGCGTCGGACTGTTCGTCGACGACTTCAACAGGAAGTAGATCTCAAGAACCTCTAAAGGCCCTAACACGGCCTTTACGTTTTGGCCAATCGTAGGAATTACAAGGATTATAGTGAGACCCCTACGAAAGGCCCTTCCATGTTGAAGAAGCTGATTCGAGTAATCCAATCCACCATCGCGAAGCACCACACGCACACCGACGACTGGATGGATCTCGCCGACGCTGTGTTCGACCGGAAACTCAAGCAGTAATCTCGAAACCTCTAAAGGCCCTAACCCGGCCTTTATGTTTCGTCAAAATGAGAGTGATCTCTAACAACTTCGCAGAAAAAACACGGCCTATTATGAGACCCCTACAGATTGGAACGCCGTGTTTAACCGCTACGCTATCAAGCCCGTACTCGTCAAGACCCCCAAAGAAAACAAAGATTCATCCGCCACCATGGAAGAGCGAATCGGAACCGCCTCTGGTGAACTCGTAACTGAGATCGCTAAAGACGTTCTGAAGCGCACTGCCATCACGGTCGGTGTAATCATCGTTGCCATAAAGGTCGTTGACATTCTGGGTGAGATCGCCGTCAAGAAGACCAAGAGCGCCGACAACAAGTAGACAACCCTCACAACCAACTCCGGGCCCTAACAAGGGCTTTGAGTTTCGTCTTCGCAGAAAAAACACGGCATATAATGAGACCCCTACCTAGGAGATCACATGCCTGAGGAAACTCAGAGTTGTCGTGACGAAGAAGGAATCACGGTCGGATTGATCGATGCCATTATTGGAATCATTCGCGTTCTCTCGCCAAGAGACATGAGCACGAACAGTGCCCAGAAGGCATTGGCCGATCTGTTCGAGGATCCTGATCTGCAGACAATTCGGGATGCAAGGCAGATTTACTAGAAAGTTGTTTTCATACAAAACCTCTAAAGCCCTTAACACGGGTTTTATGTTTTTGAAATGGAGATCTAACTATGCTACTCACGATCGTTGTTCTTTCTGTTTGGCTTCTCGGCGGTCTGATCTATATTCTCGTGCTCGATCGAAGTTACAGAAAAACCATGGCGGAAGCTCGTAGGATCTACCATGATTCCATCGAAGAAATCAAGAAAGACTACAAGGAATCTCTCAACAAGATGAACGAGAGGTATGAAAAGGGATAGTAACCGATTCTTGAAAAATTCCCGGCGGAGTAATTTCACCAAACTCTTCAAAGAAAGCAGGAAACACAATGGGTTTGATGTGGGTCAATCAGGACGGAAGCATTACCGAGATCAACTCGCCTCAGGATGTTGCTGCGGCTCTCGACAATGACCCGGAAACAGCAGAAGCGATTGCTGACACAATTGCGGAAGAGACTGAGGGGAAGTAACACAACGTGAGATATCTAGAATGGTTGGACGCCTATACTGCACTAACTCACCCAGTCAAGCCTGATTCCTATCGGGTATCTGAAGATGGCACAAAACTGTGGGTAATGGTGTACGGAATGTTGGCTTGTCTAGAAGGGGAAGCTCTAGACAAAATGACTCCGGACGAATTGCACGCATGGCATTTGCCGAAGCTCAGTGAGTGGAAGCGAGATACGTTCTGAGAGGATTGGGCATAGTCATGCCCGCCAAGAACAAGTGGCAAGTGGAAAAAGCGTGGGGGATATTGGAGGCTGATACCTCCCGGACAAAAGGCTTCAGTATATGCCTGCCGGTCGTTCTACCAAGCACAAAAGAAATTCCCTGAGCGAATCGGCATGTTTCAGTAATATCTCCTTCAACCGATTGGGTAGTATCATGAAAAGCACCATAAAGCTCGCAGTCATATTTGGTCTGGCATTCGGAACATTCTTTCTTTCCATCCCAGACGCAAATGCTGCAACGCTCAGGAACGCAGCCATGGTAAGTGCTCACGGTCAAAAGGGCGCGAAGTACACGTACGGTGCTGAGGGCGGTTACGTCAAGGGTTATGACTGCTCTGGACTTGTGTGGTGGGCGTACAAGACACACGGAAAGACTTTGCCTCGCACTGCGCAGGATCAGTACAACAAGTCCAAACACATAAGCGCTGGTTCTCGTGCAATCGGTGATCTGGTGTTCATCAAAGACCGCAGCGGCCATGTTTACCATGTGGGTATATTCACAGGCATTTTCGGTGGTAAGGCCGTAATGACCAACGCCAACACCGGAAGTTACCGAGGTTACAAGGTAGTCATCAACGCCCCGATTTCTGAGTACACGACGGGTGGCTCGACAGCGGTATACGGGAGATACTGATGGTTAGACGAGCCGATAAATATGGAAAATGCGGGACAGTTCTTGACCGAAAAATGAAGCCCTTGTTCAAGGGAACCGATCACGAAATTCTTGATTGGATCATGGCTAATCCCGTTAGCCCTTGTAGCGTTTGGCCGGCAGACGAATACGCTCCCATGTCAATTGACGAGTGGATGGACGGTTGGGAACAGTAATTCGCAAGAAATACAGGGGCTATAATGAGACCCCTATCTAAGGACATCCCATGAAGTCGTGGAACGAAATTCAGAAGATGAACAAGGAACAACTCGCCGCTGAAAACAGCCGGCTGGTGAAGAAGCTGGTGCTGACGAAAATCGTCCTGCCCATCGCCGTCACCGCTGCTGTCTACTACGGCCTGAAGTACCTGTTCAACGAAGAAGACACCGTCAACGAAGACTGAGATCAATCAAGAAGGATACCAAAAACCAACAAGACCCTAACCCGGTCTTTAGGTTTTTATCTCGATTCGCAGAAAATACATGGGGTATAATGAGACCCCTATGAAAGGAACATCGTGTCCCAGAAGGCAACCCCCGAGACTATCGACATCGTCGTGACCGAAGAGACCAACACCGACCTGAAGACGAAGATCCAGCGGAACACCAAGCAGCTCGCTGCCGTGACCGCCGGCATCATCGCCCTCGGAGTCGTCGCGGTCCTCGCGGCCAAGAAGACCAAGAAGGTCGTCGAGGAGACCCCCGAGGCCTGATACACCAACTCAAGGACGCTCAACAAACCATAAGACCCTAACCCGGCTTATGGTTTTTTCGTTTCAACTCTGACAATCAAACAAGGAGTACATCATGTCTTTTCCGAGGAAGTTTATCCTCGTGTTCGCGGTTCTGGCCTCTTTCGTGGGGTTGTACGACGTGGTGAACGGCTTCGGAACTCCACATGGTGTTTCTTCTGCCTCCGCGGCCTCGAATATCTCGATTCCGTCGAAGAGTCTTCAGGGTGAGTACCATCAGGTCCAGAGTGGTCTTCCGAAGGCCGTCATGGCTGCGACTATCTCGGACAACAAGATCGAGATCACGCTGACGATGGAGGACACAACCGGTCTGTTCTGGGAAGGCACGTTCGACACCAACGCGGTGACCTCGCAGCCTTTCACAACCACTTCCTACGGCGATCTGAAGTTGCTTGACGCCAGTCTGTACGGCTCCAGTGAGAAGACTAAGAAGTTCTTCTACGACTACGGCGACCTGAGCTTCCAGTTCTCTATCAGGGGCGTTTCCACGACCGTCCACATGTCCAAGTAACCCACTCGCCGGCCGGTAACAAGACAGGACTCAACCATGAATCTTGGCATACTAGCCAAGCGTGCCGGGAAACTCGCCGGCGACAACACTCCTGCGATTCTGACGGCAATCGGTGTTACCGGCGCTATCACTACCGCATATCTCACTGGGAAGGCCTCGTTCAAGGCAGCCGAGATACTGGCTCTTGAGCGCAACCAGTTCCTTGAGGGACACACCGAAGACGAATTCGAAGACATCCCGTTCAAGGAGAAGGCCGAACTCGTCTGGAAGCTATACGTACCTGCGGCGGCAAGTGCAGCTCTGACGATTACGGCGATCATCAGCGCGAATCACATCGGAACACGTCGCGCGGCGGCTTTGGCTTCCGCATATTCTCTCTCCGAAAAGGCTTACGAAGAGTACAAGGGGAAGGTACTCGCGAAGTTCGGGGAAAAGAAGGAGCAGACGGTTCGAGACGAGCTCGCGCAGGAAAAGGTCGATAAGACCCCCAGCACGAAGCAGGAAATCATCCTCATGCCACACGAGGTACTCTGCTTCGATGCATTCACGGGCCGATATTTCAAAAGCGACATGGAAACGCTTCGAAAGGCCGTGAATGACATCAACGAACAGGTCATCAACAACACGTACGCACCGTTGACTGACTACTACGACCTGATCGGACTTGCTCGCACGGATGAGTCCGATGAGATTGGCTGGAACACGGACGAATTGCTCAAGGTCGATTACTCGACAACTCTCTCCGACGATGGACGTCCATGCATCTCCATCACGTTCAGCGCCAGGCCGGTAAGGAACTACAGCCGGCTTCACTGATCAACCACCTGCACAACACAAAAACTGAGCCCGAGAGGCACCAACTGTGAACAGCTCCAAGCCGACCGTGACCGCTGCTGACGAGAAGAAGATCTCTGTCCCCAGTCAGGTGACCGTCGTCGACGATGTGGCCGAGGACGGCAAGACTGTGATCGTCGTCAGCGACGACACCCAGACGGTCGTTCAGAAGGCGAAGGCTCTCGTCAAGAAGAACCGCAAGGTCCTCGTCTTCGTGGCGTCGGCGGTTGCGATGCTCGCCGTGGGTCGTGTGGTCCGAAGCCGTTCGCTGGTGGAGGACACCGCCGAGACCGAGGCCATCGAAGAGGTCTAAGGCCTAATTCGGACTCGCGAGCAATTACCCGAAAGGCACTAACATGCTCAAGAAAACGATAACCTACAGTGACCTCGAAGGTAATTCGGTCACTGACGACTTCTACTTCAACCTCAACAAGTCCGAGCTTGTGGAGTTGGAGCTCAGCCACGCAGGAGGCCTTTCGGGGCATCTCCAGGACCTGATCAAGTCCGAGGACGGCGGCAAGATCATCGCCGCTCTCAAGGGCATCCTATCAATGTCCGTGGGTCAGAAGTCCGAGGACGGCAAGCGCTTCATCAAGTCCGAAGACATCACCAACGGGTTCCTTCAGTCCGACGCGTACTCGGAACTGTTCATGGACCTGGTGAGTCAGACCGACGGCGCCGTCGAGTTCATCACAGGCATCATCCCTGCCGATATGGCCAAGAAGGTCGTTGATCACGAGTTGCCCGAAGGAGATGCCGCCAAGGAGTACACCATGGATGCTCTCCTGGAGATGACGGATGACCAGTTCACCCGCGTCGCCGGCTCCGACCCGAAGGAGATGAGTAAGGCGCATCTCGTCGCGGCCATGCAGCGGAAGAATAAGGCCGCCTAGTACCATCCGATAAAAGATGTGGGGAATTAGCAAAGGTCCTGCCCGCACGCCGAGGGGTCTCACAGGATCTTATTCCGGATGCTAATTTTAAACGACAGCCGAGGCCGACTCCCCCTTTCGGGGAACATGTGCCCTGCATCCATCGTAAGAAACGAGAGTTCGGCATGAACGAATGGCACGTAAAAACCGAGAACGGTTGGACGAGAATCCAATCAAAAAACCGTCCAGATGGTCTTTTGACGCATCGGCTTACAGGAAAATGCCTGAACAAGCCTTGTGGTAAGGTTCGCCGGCCAAGATACCCGAATAGGTGACGAATATGCGTCTTCCTCCTCTCTTCGGTATCGCAGATGCTCACATGCGATATTTGTACGAGGGCTCTGCTGTTGAAGTGATTGCTTGGCTAAAGGAACGCCCGTACGTCAAGGAGCCGAGAATCATCGACGACAAGGCTTCTACGATCTTGACCAAAGAGCAGTTCCTCGACAAGTACGGCTCGCAGTAATAACAGGGGCTATAATGAGACCCCTACGAAAGGATCACCATGACCAAGACCGATATCGCCAAGCGAGTTGTCGGTTTCGTCGTCGGTGCCGGAACTACCAAGATCGTCGGCTCCATCATCCAGAAGAACACCGAGTTCGAGAAGAAGACAGACAGAATTGCTGTCGCTTCTGCCTCGTTGGTCATAGGGACGATGGCTGCCGATACCACGAAGAAGTACACCGATGCCAAGATCGACGAGATCGTCAATTGGTGGGAGAAGAACGTCAAGCCCAAGATCTGACCGTACCACCATCTCAAACTACTAGACTATATTACATGGTCTTTTAGTTTTCCCTTGCATCGAGGTAGACGTGGAAGAGTTCCCGAGCAACAGTCAAAACCCAAAAATCGCACCCGAAACCGGCAAAGAAGAGTCGGCGAAGAAGGTGCAAAAGATCATTTCCGGCGAAGCTGTCCGCCGCAAGAAGTCCACGGGCGCTCGTTTCAAGGAGATGTTCTTTGGCGACGACACCAAAAGCGTCGTGGAATATGTCTTTGCTGACGTCTTGATCCCCGCAGCCAGGGACATGATAGTGGACGCATTCACCCAGGGCTTGGAGCGGATGGTTTTCGGCGAGGTACGATCTTCGAACCGTCGAACCGGACATCGTCCAACCACCGGTGGCTACACCAGCTACAACAACCGGTACGCTTCGAGTCAGTCAAGCACTTCGAATCGCCGAGACGAACCTCGAACCATGAGCCGACGTGCACGCGGTTCTCATGATTTCGATGAGATCATACTCCCCACTCGAAGTGAGGCTGAGGGAGTCATTGACAGGATGTACGAGCTTCTGGAGAAGCACAACGCCGTCTCCGTTTCGGACCTGTACGAGCTCGTAGGAATCGAAGGAAGCTACGTAGACGAGAAGTGGGGCTGGACAGATCTTCGTGGCGCGGATGCGCGTCGTGTAAGTAACGGATATTTGCTGAACCTTCCCCGGACCACCGTAATCAGCTAGGAGAACGTTGCTCAAGTTCCTCGTTGGTGTCTTCGTAGGCGTGATGAGCCGAGATGCCTTGCTCAAGTTTTACGATCGATTCGATTTCCAGGACTACCTAGAGCGCGGCGGATGTATTTACCGCGGCATTCGGTACAACTGCGGAAAAGACGACTGCCCGTGCATTCCCGTTAGGAAAGAAAACTCTTGGAAGGAAAGCTCTTGAACGTCAAGGCTCTCAGGAACTCGATCACCAGCAAGGTGGGTCGACAGGTCCTGATCACGCAGAAGCACTCTCCGGTGCTGCTATTCGGGGTCGGAGCTGTGGGCTTCGTCGCCACGGTGGTACTCGCAAGCCACGCAACTCTCAAGATGGATCAGGTTCTGAAGGAGGCCGACGAAGATAACAACAAGATCAAGGCCGCCGAGAATCTTGAGCGCGAGGACTACACTGACGAGGACAGCAAGAAGGACCGTCTTCTCGTTCGTGTGAAGACTGCGTCGAAGATCGCTCAGCTCTACGCGCCGGCGTTCATTGTCGGTGTCGTCTCTGTCGGCTGCCTGACCGGATCTCACGTCATCCTGACTCGTCGGAATGCTGCTCTAACCGCGGCTTACGCTGCAGTGGAGAAGGGCTTCAAGGACTACCGAGCACGTGTCGTCAAGGAGTACGGCGAGGACAAGGACCAGGAGTTCCGCTTCGGCGTAGTCGAGAAGGAAATCGCCGTCGAGACCGATGAGGGTATCGCGGTCAAGACTGTTCGTGAACTCGACAAGAAGCAGTTCCCCTCGATCTACGCTCGGATCTTCGAGAAGGGCGCTTCTGACAACTGGTCTCCGGAACCCTCGTACAACTCCATGTTCATCCGGTCTCAGCAGATGTACATGAACGATCTGCTCAACGGTCGAGGCCACGTGTTCCTGAACGAGGTCTACGACGCACTGGGTCTGTCTCGTACCAAGGCCGGCGCTATCGTCGGATGGGTTCGTGACAATCCTCGTGGCGGAGACAGCGTCATTGACTTCGGCGTTCTCAACGGCAAGCGCAATGGTTACATGGGTCAGCAGTTCGTCAACGGCGCAGAGAAGTCTACCATTTTGGACTTCAACGTCGACGGCATCGTCTACGACTTGCTTGGGAACGGAGAAGAGTGATGATCACCCAGAACCAAATCGTAATCGCCACGGCGTCACTGTGTTCCGCGGCCGGCGTCGGACTCGGCTACTTCGCCACCAAAAAGCGTTTCGAGCACGTATACGCCGAGATGCTGCAGGAGGAGACGGAGAAGACCAAGGAGTTCTACAAGGGCTTGTACGAGAAGAAGCTCGAAGAGAGCTTGATGGCTGCGGCCGTTAGCGATGAGAGTTTCATTAAGGCCTTGGAGAAGCAGAAGCCGGTCGATTTGAACGAGGTCGCCGAAGAGACCGTACCCAGCACGATGGTCGAAGAGGCTTCTGACGCTCTTCTGTCTTACGCGGGAATCAACGAGCCTCCGAAGCTGAGCAGGACAACCGAGGAAGTCGTCGAAGAGAAGCCTGCTCCTCGATCCGAGAAGAAGCAGCCCGAGCGGGTGTTCTACAACAACGTAAGCAAGTCGAAGTCACCCAAGGTTCCCGAGGCTCGTACGATTGTGCCTCTCAAGTCGGATATCCCTGGTGAGGAGCTCCCGCCCCAGCACAAGGCTCCGTACGTCATCAGTCAGGACACATTCATGAGCGCTGAACTGGACTACGACCAGGAGACGGTGACCTACTATGATGTCGATGGTGTGGTGACCAACCAGGCTGACATTCAGCTCGAACGAGTGAATGATACCATCGGACTCACCAATCTGATGAAGTTCGCCGAGCTCGCTGGAGCTGACGGAGACCCCAACGTGCTGTACATTCGGTCTGAGCGCTTCAGGACCGACTACGAGATTGTCCGGGACATGGGGATGTACTCCGAGAAGGTCCTTGACCAAGGCGCTGACTAGTGAATGAGCCACTGGACGAGCTATATTTTGTATGGCTCTGTGGCCAAGTCACTGCAGTTGAGATCAAGAACCCGTCAAGAACTTATTGGAAATTGTTTCGTCAGCTATATTCCAAGGAGTTCTTCTGGCTCATTCCGAACGACGACAACCGCATGGAAGACGGAAAGGATCTCCGACGAGAATTTGCAAATGAGCGTGGACTCGGAGAACCAGATCCTGATTGGATGCGGCTGGGTTGTTCGGTATTGGAACTTATGGTGGGGCTTTCCCGACGTCTTGCGTTTGAGGCCGAAGGTGAGCCCCATTATTGGTTCTGGGAGTTGATGAAAAACCTCGGTCTTGAGAGATACAACGATCGACGTAAACTTCCGGGCCAGACCATCGACGCCAAACTTGATCAAGTGATTTGGCGTACGTACAATCCAAATGGTGATGGTGGGTTCTTCCCTTTGAAGCACCCAGATGAGGATCAGCGTGGCGTAGAACTCTGGTATCAACTAAGTGCCTACGTCGTAGAACTAAGCTGATAATGAAAGGAGGGTAGATGGATTTCTTTCGGATTAGCACGAAAGAGGTCCGGGGCGGTATCGTCGAGGTGCGCCCCGATTTCGTTGTCGGCAGATCCAAGGACTTGATGGTCCGGGGGCAATCGTTCTATGCCATATGGGACGAAGAAGCCAAACTCTGGTCCACTGACGAATACGACGTCGTTCGTCTTGTGGATGAAGAGATCAAGAAGTACGCCGAGGAACAGCGGGCAAACGGGGTTTCGTGCAGTCCGAAGTATCTCGAAGAGTACAGCAACAACGGCTGGAACCAGTTCAAGAAGTTCTGCAAGAACGTCAGCGATAACTCTCATCAGCTTGACATGAAATTGACGTTCGCCAACACAGAAGTGAAGAAGTCGGATTACACCAGCCGCCGGCTTTCGTACAATCTCGCTCAAGGTGACATCAAGGCCTGGGACGAGCTAGTTGGATTCCTCTACTCGGAAGAGGAACGAGCAAAGATCGAATGGGCTATCGGGTCCGTTATTTCTGGTGACGCCAAGAAGATCGAAAAGTTCTTGGTGTTCTACGGACCCGGTGGCACAGGTAAGTCCACCATCTTGAAGATCGTCGAAAAGCTGTTCGTTGGCTATGTGGCGATGTTCGAGGCGAAGGCTCTCGTGGGGAACAACAACTCGTTCTCCACGGAAGCATTCAAGAGCAACCCACTCGTTGCGATTCAGCACGATGGCGATCTGTCCAAGATCGACGACAACAGCAAGCTCAACTCGATTGTTGGGCACGACGCCATGCTGATCAACGAGAAGTACAAGCCCGGATACATGGCGAAGATCCACGCTCTGTTGTTCATGGGCACCAACAAGCCTGTGAAGATCACCGACGCCAAGTCTGGTCTTATTCGCCGTCTTATCGACGTGAAACCTACCGGCAACAAGTTTGATCCGGATCACTACTACGCATTGATGTCGCAAATCGATTTCGAGCTTGGTGCAATTGCATACCACTGCCTCGGAGTCTATCGCCAAATGGGGAAGAACTACTACAATTCGTACCGCCCACTGGACATGATGCTCCAGACGGATGTGTTCTTCAACTTCATCGAAGCGAATTACGATATCTTCAAAGAGCAGAACGGCACGAGTCTGAAACAGGCTTATGTCTTGTACAAGGAGTACTGCCTGGAGAGCGAACTCGACTACAAGCTTCCTTTGCATAAGTTCCGCGAAGAACTCAAAAACTACTTCGAGGACTTTCGTGATCGATATAACGTCGATGGCGTGGATGTGCGTAGTTATTTCGTCGGCTTCACAGCACAACCTTTCAGAACTCCTGTTGAGCCGATCACGAAACCGCCTACTTATTCGTTGGTGATGGACGAAGACGAATCCATCTTTGACATTGAGTATGCAGATCAATCGGCTCAGTATGGGACCGAGGAGGAAACTCCTAAGTCGAAATGGGAGAACGTAAAGACCAAGCTCTCTGATATCGACACGACCAAGTTGCATTTCGTCAAGGTTCCAGAGAATCACATCGTGATCGATTTCGATTTGAAGGATGACAAGGGTGAGAAATCCCTCGAACGAAATCTTGGGGCTGCGTCCGTATGGCCCGCCACCTATGCCGAGCTCAGCAAATCCGGGGGTGGTGTTCATCTTCACTATACCTACGACGGTGATGTTTCGGAACTTGCGTCAGTATATTCTGATGGAATCGAGATCAAGGTCTATGTCGGAAACTCATCACTCCGACGCAAGCTGACGAAATGTAACAATGTGCCCGTTGCAACAATAAATAGCGGGCTCCCATTCAAGGAGAAGAAGCCAGTGCTTGAGAAGAACACTCTCCAAAGCGAAAGGGGGCTCCGCGACCTGATCGCCCGAAATCTGAGGAAGGAGATCCACCCGGGCACCAAGCCGTCAATCGATTTCATTCAGAAGATTCTGGACGATGCTCACAAGTCTGGGATCGTCTATGACGTGACTGATCTGCGTCCTAGGATCATGGCGTTCGCCAACAACAGCTCTCATCAGCCGTTGATCTGCTTGAAGACTGTTCTGAAGATGCAATTCAAGTCTGAGGAAAACGCCGGCGAGGAACAAGAGCCTCAGATCAAGGACGATCGCTTGGTCATTTATGACGTCGAGGTCTTCCCAAACCTCTTCGTCGTGTGCTGGAAATATCAGGGGTCAAAGACTGTCGTAAAGATGATCAACCCTGGTGCTCAGGAAATCGAGCAACTTCTCCAGTACAAGTTGGTGGGGTTCAACAACCGCAAGTACGACAACCATATTCTGTGGGCTGCGTATATGGGGTACGACAACAAGGAGCTTTACGAGCTCTCGCAGAAGATCATTTCGGGCAATCAGAACGCCATGTTCGGTGAGGCCTACAACGTCTCCTACGCCGATATCTACGACTTCGCCTCTGAGAAAATGGGGCTGAAGAAGTGGCAGATTAAGCTCGGCATTCATCATCAAGAGATGGATCACCCTTGGGACAAGCCGGTCCCGAAGGAACTGTGGCCGAAGGTTGTCGAGTACTGCGCGAACGATGTTGTCTCGACTGAGGTCTTGCTTGAGAATCGCAAGAACGATCTCATGGCTCGTCAGATCATGGCGAATCTCAGTGGGCTCACAGTCAACGATACGACCCGCAAGCATGCCGAGAAGATCATATTCGGCAACGTCAGGGATCCTCAGAAAGACTTCGTATACACGGATCTGAGCAAGGAGTTTCCGGGTTACAAGTTCGATCCCTTCGACAAGCTCGAAAAGAGCACCTATCGAGGCGAGACCGTCGGGGAAGGCGGCTATGTCTATGCCGAACCTGGCATGTACAAGGACGTCGTTCTTCTGGATGTTGCGTCGATGCACCCCACTTCGATCATCAAGTTGAACCTGTTCGGCCCTTATACCGAGAAGTTCGCTCGTTTGGTCGAGGCTCGCCTTGCTGTGAAGCACGGTGACTTCCGTAGGGCTGCAGAAATGCTCCCCGGCATCGAGGTGGACGACAGTAACGCCAAGGCTGTCTCAGACGCCCTGAAGCTCGTGATCAACTCGATCTACGGTTACACGTCGGCAACGTTCCCGAATCCTTTCAGGGACAAGAGGAATGTTGACAACATCGTGGCCAAGCGTGGTGCGCTGTTCATGATCGACCTCAAGCACTTCGTCCAGGAGTGCGGTTTCACGGTCGCTCACATCAAGACCGACTCGATCAAGATTCCCGATGCCGACAAGGAGATGATCGCTCAGGTCGTCGAGTTCGGAAAGCAGTACGGATACGACTTCGAGCACGAGGCAACGTACAACGATCTCTGTCTGGTGAACGAAGCCGTGTACATCGCTAAGACCGTGGAGGAAGATCCCCCCGGAGCTTACGAGCGCAAGTGGACGGCGGTGGGCAAGCAGTTCCAGCACCCGTTCGTCTACAAGACGCTCTTCACGGGCGAAGACATCGAGTTCGAGGACCTGTGCGAAACCAAGCAGGTAAAGGAAGGGGCGATGTACCTCGACTTCGATGCGGTGAACAAGCCGATGTTCTCCTACGAGGGAATGCACTTCGTCGGTCGTACTGGGCTGTTCGTCCCCGTGGATCAGACTTCTGGTGGCGGAATACTGCTTCGGGTGAAGGACGAAAAGCCTTATGCCGTCGCCGGCACTAAAGACTATTTCTGGCTTGAAGCTGAGATGGTCAAGGACAAGATCGAGACGTCCATTGAAGTCGGAGATCCCGACAGCGATATCATCATCGACATGATGTATTTCGAGCGTCTCGCCGATGAGGCTCGAAAGACCATTGAGAAGTTCGGTGATTTCGAGGACTTCGTGAGCTAGGAAATGCGATGCCTTATCTGAGAGGTTCGAGACCCTGTGCTCACACCGGATGCGGTAAAAGATTCATTCCCAAAAAGCTTGGGAGCGCAAAAGAAAACCGCATCGGATGGTTCCTACAAGGAAACGGCGTCGTTTGGTGTCCTAATCACACCGAAGATCGGTCTCCGAACGCAAAGGGTGAGTTCGCAACGTGAACGAGGACTTGATCAAGGTAGTGCTCGTACCTATCGAAGTCTTCGGAGCAGAATCCTACGGTCTTTCAGATGCTGTTTCGCCATGGTCTGATTGTAATCGGGCCGTAGGACATATGTATCGTCGAGAAGACAACGAAACGGAATCGAACAGGAATCCCGAAGACGTAATCACAATCTATGTTCCTCGGGATGAAGTACATAAGTTCGATAAGGAGTTCGTGGCGTGAAGATCTATATCCGAGCAGCAAAAGTTCAGATAGGCAATCGCCGTTTCGCCATCGCTGTGTTCCATGGAGAACGCTGGTGGAAGTTGTCCAGTTGGACCCACTACACGCTTGTAGGTCGTCTCGAAACGACTCCTGGTTTCCACATCGGTCCTCTCATGTTCTGGGATGGAAGCTGAGATCATGAGCAACATATTCGAGAACAACGAGCGGACAGAAGCGATTCATAAAGCTTCTGTAGCGGAAGGCAACAAGCTCTACTCTGTTCTTCCGGCGCTTCCGAACGGACAGAGATACGAACTCAGAGATTTGGCTGACGGAAGAGTTGCCATTTACGTTGTCAGTTGACGGAACCACTTTGCCCGAGATGTTTGTGTACTCCAATAGAGGAGCCGCGCAGATATCTCGGGCTTGTTGGTTGCATCAGCACAAAACATTCTAGGAGGAACAATGGGCAGGAAAATCCCTCTCGTCTCTTATGACGACGAAGAGAAGACAATCATCGGGGAAGCAGAGGTCGACAACTACGAGAGGGTGACCATCACGATTACGGACGAGTCTCTCATCAACCAGATCACTGAGAGCGAAGCCGACGCGATGACCATCGTCACCTTCGAGGCGGTTCTCTGATGGGGATCTACGGATTGGAAAACCTCTTCAACGATGAAGATGGTGGGTTGATCAACGATCCGGAGAATTCCGAGGAAGGTGATCTCGGATTGACGAACGATCTTGATGATCTCATCGCTGGAGATGCAGGTCCCTCCAAGCTCAAAATTCACTTCATCTGAGGGATCCTCTGGCATGACACAAGTACACAATCACGGCGCTGAGGAAGGCGAGGGACTGGCTTGTCCGGAAACTCGTCTCCTCGGTGGCAATCTCATGGGTAAATGCGTATATGAGGAATTTGCCTCAATGCACGAAGAATCAATGCCCTGGTCTGAGTTCGTAGCTCAGAATGCTGCTGTGTATAACTCATTCAAAAACAAGATAGCCGATCTTGACCCGAAGAACCCAGATATCTGGCGAATTCTTTAGGAGAGATAGTGGTTTCTAATTGGCCTCGACGTGCTGAAGATCTCGTTGGAGCGATGTATATCGTTCTGCCGCCTCTTCCCGAGGGGCTCAAGTACGAGCTCGCCAAGGAACAAGACAGCGGTTATCTCGGAGTAATGATTGTGAGGAGTGAGAGTGAGCCGGAAAGTTCCGCTGATAATTCATCGGGCAAGTAGAACTCAGAAGATTGGCGAAGCCGTCATTGATGACTACGAGAAAGTAACTTTCGTAATCACTGACCCCGACATTGTCTTCAACCTCACCGAGAGCAAAGCTGAATCATTCACTGCGCTGGTATTCGACGGCGTAGTGAACTAAAAATCCCAGGGGGAGAAATGGCTCGAATCGAACTGAAAATGGGCGATGAAGTCGATATTCTCGGTCATTGGTTCGTTTTGGTTAAGCTCGAGGTTGAGGCCGGTAAACCAGCAAAAGTAACCTTTGCTCAACCGAGTGAATTGATCGAGGTGGTTGAGTACTGTGCGTTGGATTTCGGGAAAGCTCATGCGAGTTATCACCCTTGGTGCACCGACCATGATTTGCCTGCGATTCATCGTGATGGTGGTGAGAATCATCAGGTCTGTCAGGAATTCGCAAAGAAGTATGGCTGCAGTTGTCACGCCGACTATTACAAGGAGAACTGATGGATGCGATTCCAGATGAACTTCAAGATCTCTTGAACGAGGGAGAAGTAGTCATCACGGTTCTCCCCGAGACTGAGCCTGACAAAAAGTATTCATTCTTCGCGTTGAGTGACGGACGCGTTGCCGTGATTGAAATGAAAGCTGGGGAGTAATGGCAACGAAGAAGCAGAAGCGTGCGGCAGCTCTGGCCAAGCGAGAGAAGTTCCTCGCAGAGGTGAAGGCCGATGGACTTCTGTCTCAGGAGTGGGACCACGAGCAGCAGAAGTTGCGTCGTGAAGCAACCAAAAATGCTTACAGGGAGATCAACGAGCGGCATCAGGAGATACTGAACCATCACACCGCTGATGTAGTATCTCGTGTTCGGGACATTCAGCACTCCCAGCTGATGATGGAGCCCACTAAGGAACAGGTCGACGATCTCGCACGGGCGATCTATCTGGGTCTCGGCGGCTAACATGTATTCTCCGCCCTTCCTCGACGGCAAAATGTACGGTGAGCATTTAAGGAGCATGATGGCCACGCCGATCGATCTCGATGGTGAAACCTATGGAGACCCCATAGTCGAAGCCTCAGTCATCAACCGCCCGAAACGAACTTGGTGGGGCAAGAAGAAGGTCGTCGAAATTCCGCCAGAGATCATCCGGAACTTTCCCGCCCTATCCGTGATCGAGCAGAGAGCAAACGACGCCATGGCGTACACGAAGCACGGACATCACGTCACTGGAACTGTCATGACCAACAAGCCCAACGCGGTGGCGAGGTGTGGTGGTCCTGGTCTATGCGGCCCATGCTCGATAGAAGCGGCAATGTACAAGCCTTATCCTGAAGGAACGATGCTTGTTTGGGACGCGGATGCTCACCAGTTTCACGCTCCGCAAGGTCAGCTTGGATGTGGTTTCTGCTTGGACGAGAGCCGAAAGCCTCCTGTAGTTGGGGTTGCTCGAATCGAGCCCATCGCCTCCGAGTCTCTGTACAAGACCGGATCTCCGGAGAACTACCAGACGAAGGCCATACGGATCGTCAAGGACCACATCGACAAGGGATACATCGGCTACAGCGAGAAGCCGGCCTATGAGCTCTTCGTCGTGTGGTATAGCAAGACGCTGCAGAACTGGAAGGCAATGGTCTGCACGACGATCGAGGACCGCATGTACTACGAGGTCACGTATAACGGCGACAAGCGAGAGACCTACCTCGATGCGTACGTGAAGACCGCAAACGTCTGTATTCCTGATTAGCACACCACCGTTCTACTGAGGGGCACTCATGGCCACCGAAGCATTCGCATGCATCGACGTCGCCAAGAAGTTAATCCGACGGTACGTCAATGGGGCGTACACCGAAACCGTCGATGACTGGGTCATACTCGAAGACATCACTGTTGTCTGGTATTCCTGGACCAAAGCCGGTTGGCACGCGGTCGTGAGTGTCTCTCAGATGGACGGTAAGCTCTATCAAGTCAGTCACAACACCAAAAGCCACAAAACGCGCATCGACACCTACACACTCATCAACGACTTTGTAGTGATGGACCGGGAGGGAATGTATGGCTAAGTACAAGGAAAAGCCAGTAATCGTTGAGGCTGTTCAGTACAATGGTCACAATCTCGATATAATCTGGGAAACTCTCGGCGCAGACGATATTTATGGTCCAACTGAGAATAATCCAAATTGGTTGATTGTCGCAACTCCATTCGGGGATCGAAATGCACATATCACCAATTGGATTATCAAAAATACCAAGGGCGAATTGAAGGTTCTAGACCCGAAGAGATTTGACGCCCGTTACGATCTCATTGAGGAGTAGTTGTGGGCCAAAGAGAACCGCTGTACACGGTCTACAAGGGCCAGAAGTATCTGATGGGTTCAGTAGAGATCAGCGACGATGGCAACGACGTAGATGCCATTATCTATGACCAGGGGATCCCCGTAGAGGAGACAGAGCCGGAGAAGTAGATGTCAAAGTCAGTAGAGGATGCCCGACAGCTGGGGAAACATGTCGCGGCTCTTCTCTCCAACAATCTTTTCGAAGAAAGCGAAAACGCCAAACAGAGCTTGGGCGACATACTCGCTCCTTTCTCTTTCGGCACCGATTTCCGCGAGGACATACTCGAAGCATATTGGGATGGGTACTGGGGCAACGAGGCTTCCAGTATTGAGGGGGAGAACAATGAGCAGACAGGTTCCACTCGTAGTCTATAAGAACGGTGTCCGCAAGGTTGTGGGCAATGCCGAGATGATCGGCGAGAAGATCATCAGCATGACCGTCACTGAGCCGAGGTTCATAGAGACTCCCGACACTCCGGTGACTGAGTTTTCGCTGGGTTTCAAGAACCAGATCATCGCCAGTCCGCTTCCTGTCAAGGAGCTCAAGGCGAAGCTCGAAGAGAACACCGAGCAGCAGTTCAAGTTCTACGAATCCCTCTTGTACGGGACGCAGTAGATGAAGAAGCCGTGGCGTGCCGGGTGGATAGGTCATCTGCTCGGCATTCATTCCTGGGCAGCACATATGTTCGGGAATTGCTGGTGCCAGAAGTCATTTGACGCCTTGTGCTGGGATTGTCTGATGCATCCTCAAGGCAATGAGCGCATAACTCTGGTTGTCGAACGTGATGATTGTATCTGCTGCGCAAACAAGCATTTCGGCCGCAAGGAGTAATGCGTGAAACACATACGACGATTGGTATACTGTCTGGGGTTCAGGCCGAAGTACGGATCGATATTCTTCAGCCCTACTTTGAGCTACATGGCATCGTATGATCATAAGGTGTTCTCTGAAGCAGCAAAACACTTCTTCGATACCGGGAATGATTCATGTGAGGCTTCAAAAATGCTAGAGCTTCATCATCAAGTTCGTTTGGTTCTCGAAGACTCGTTTGACCTGAGTCAAGATGAAGCGCAAGCAGTCATTGACAAACTCGCAGAAGCTGGTGTTTCGTTTCGTATGATCACCGACTCTGTGAACGATGAGGAGAACAAGAATGGCTGACAACACCGTACTTCTTGAGGATGTCCGGATAATCTTCCGGAACTTCGCCGGCGAGGAGCGTCTCTACAACGCTCAGGGGAAGCGGAACTTCACTGTGATCCTCGATGAGGAGACCGGTCAGAAGATGCTTGACGACGGCTGGAACGTGAAGCGCCTGAAGCCCCGTGAGGACGATGTGCCGGGCGACCTGAGCCTGAAGGTCACCGTCAGCTACAAGGGCCGTACGAAGCCGCGTCTGGTCCTCATCACCAAGTCCAAGAACCGTCGCAACGTTCTGGATGAGGACATGGCAGAACTCATGGACTATGCCGAGCTTGAGACTGTCGACATCATGCTCCGTCCTTACGACTGGGACGTGAATGGTGAGACCGGTCGATCCGCCTACCTCAAGACGATCTACGCCACCATTCATGAGGATGAGCTCGATCTGAAGTACGCCCACCTTGAGGACGAGAATGCTCTGCCTCCGGGTGATGACCCGAACGTCGTCGACGGTGAAGTGGTGGACGAGTACGACGACCCGGACGAGGCCGAGTACCACAAGATGATCAACGCCGACCAGCGAGCGCTTCCCCGCGGACGTGGATGATGTTTGGGGTTATGGCAGGAGGAGCTCTTAGCGCTATACTAGGGCTCATTGTCGGTTACTACTGGGGGAAGAAGAACAAGTGAAGATGCTCATCGCAGGAGCAACGATCATGCTCGTCGGTGTGATATTCGGATACGTCTTCGGAACGTCCAAGGCTGTCGAATCGATCATTAAGGACGACGAGTAAGTGTTAGTCAGCATTTGGTTTGTGCCCCTCGGTTGCATATTTGGCGTGATCGTGGGGCTCGTGCTTGGTATGGCTTCGGTAGAAGCTTATGCCTATTTGGATGAGCGGAAATTCTTCCGCAAGTAAGAAAGGGTTAATAATGGGCTTGTTGGTCTTCATAGTTGTGACTTCATTATGCGTTGTGCTGATAGCCGTCGCAATTGACGTCGTCACGGCTACGTGGGCCGACAAGAAGGCTCATAACGCGATAAATTCCTATAACGCATGCCCGATTTACCTGCAGACAAAAACTGAATTACGTTCAGAGCCTATTAAACGGGCCCGACATGCTCGTAGATAAACGAACAAACACCCACACACCAAAACAAAAGGATCATCATGACTGAGCAGAACATCGTTGCGAAGTACTATCAGATGGACCCGGAGACCGAGGACATGCTTCCCAACGGCGGGGCGATCAAGAACGGGATGGTTGTTCTCATCGCCGATCCCAACAATCGTTTCGCTGTCAAGGAAACTGACCTCGACTGGGAGATGGACCGCATCCTTGAGAGGAACCGTTGGGCCACGGTATCTCACGTGATCTCGGATGGTACCACCGTGGTGTTCATCGCCGAGTACGAGGACGGCACCAAGAAGCAGCGGATGATGGGTTTCAAAAGCGCTTGGCTGGTCAAGAAGGCCAGTATGCCAAGCGACGAGAAGACTGCTGTTTTGCGCTCGAAAGTATTCATGTTCGTGAAGTCGGCGCTCATGGTCAAGCAAGAGATGGACGTGAACGAAGAAGACAAGTGCAGTCCGTTGTCTGTGTCGAGGATTGCTGATCAAACCGCCGGTGACATCATGGATCTTCTTCAGGGGGAGAAGTGACAATAGAATCGACGAGGTTCACTCGTAAGACTTTCTCGGTTGAAGCAATGCAGGTGACCGCCGAGAACATCTTCGAGATAGCTGAGTGGTGTGAAGGGTTCGTCAAGAGAAGCGATTTTGACGGAGTTCTGAAAACATACATCGAAGTTCCTGTGACCGTAAAAAACGGCGTCAAGCGGGACAAGGCTTTCGTCCACGATTGGGTCACTCGGACAGATCGCTCGTTCAAGGCCTATCGCAATGAGGCGTTCAAGATAGCCTTTGAGCAGGACACGCTGACCGATCCTGAGGTCAGGCACGAGGAAGTCTACAAGATCATACGTCATGCCCTGCTTGACCTCGTTGATGACGGACTTCACGAGACTCATCGACGTGCTGTAAAAGCCGCAAACAAGATCGTCGAAATCTTCGAGGGGGAGATGGGATGAGCATCGTCACGGGCAAGTTCACTCGTAAGTCGTTCAACGTCGAGGCGATACAGGTCACCGCGGAGAACATGGCTGAGGTCGCTGAGTGGTGCGGTGGCACCAAGAAGGATGCACGAGACCTTCCTCGCTACAACGCCTCTGACACTCCGGTTTGGTACATCCAGGTCCCCGTCGTCCTGTCGAAGGCCAAGACGTTCAGGCCCGACCAGGCGTTCGTCAACAGCTGGGTTGTGAAGACCGGTCAGGGCTTTGCGGTGTACACCAAGAAGGGTTTCGGGATCTCCTTCGAGCCCACGGACGAGAACAAGTTCGAGGCAGTCCTGAAGCTCGTGAAAGACGCGATGTCCCGTCAGGACGTGGCAACCTACCACGGCGAGTCTCGGATCATGGACGGCGTCGACGAGGAGATCACTCACCAGATCTTCGAGATCCTTCTCTGATGGCCAAGAAGTACAAATCTGAGCATGAGGCCTTCGTGAAGATGCTGAGGGCGTTAAGAGCGAAGGACGAACTCGAAGACTATTGGGACGAGGCGTTGAAGTACAACGCTCTCTGGGACCTGGTCACTGAGTTTTTGTCGGTGGAGCCTAAATCCGCGAAGAATGAGCTCGCGATGGTAAAGGAATACATCGACAGGACTATAAAGATCATGCAGAACTGAACGAGGGGAAGCAATGTACTTCGATGCTGTGCTCGACGATCGCATGAAGCCCGTCTTCAACGGTACGCCGGAAGAGACTGAGAAGTGGTTGAAGGAGAACCCGAAGAAGCTGGACTTGTCTGCTCACAAGGTGTGCTACGGGTACTCCATGGGTGTCGTATCGGTCTCGGAGTACATCAACAAGAAGAAGTACCTCTGGGTTCTGGAGTTGGTGAAAGAGGCCATGGAGAAGCAGGACGCGGCCTCGTATTACGGCGATACATCGAACATGGGTTACGTCGCGACTGAGATAGCCCAGAAGATCACGAAGATCATCTGAGGGGTTTCCGATGAGTTTGAACGAAGAAGACGTTCGTAGAATCGTTCGGACAGAACTCGCTGCGTTTCTGGGCAACGTTGTTGAGAAGTTGCCTTATGGGACACACTATCCGAAAATCGAAGACACGATGATCAACATCGTCGAAACGATTTCCAGAGAAGAAGCTGCGCGCGAGGTCAACAACCTGGAAGATCGTCTGAACTGATACAGGGGTATGGGGCGATGGGGTAGGGGATCCTTAACTGGGTCTCTTGCCCCGCCCTAATCCTGTATTTTGTTTATCACTCGAATCTCGTTGGAAAGGAACGCTCATGTCCGAGACTCCTATATACGACGCGCTGATGGATGAGTTCAATTCCCGTCGGAGCCACAAGAACCCCTTGATGGAACCGCACGTGGACGCCAAGACTCTCAGAAAAAACATCGCCTTGAAGCAGGAAGATGAAGAGCCGGAGTACACCAGAACCAGCACGGGGGAAGTTTTGACGCCCACTGACTCATTCCTCGCCAAGGTGGAGCCAGAGTATCTGGTGGGGAATCACGAAGAGCGTGCTGCTGGATACATCGTCGACCCCAAGGTTGTGGAAGAGACCACCGCCATCAAGATCATGGCGAGAGAACTCACGGAGTATGCCAAGACCAAGTTCGCTTCGGATTACCCCAACGCTGCCTTTATGGGTCTGAGGGATGCACATCGGAACGATGACGGGTCTATCACGCTGACTGTGGAGGGACTTGAACGCCCGTCATTCGATGCGGAGTCTCTCACTCCCGAGTACACCGTGAAGTCCTTGAATGAGGCTGACTTGGAGAATGAAGCTGAGCATCACTTGCGGAAGAAGGAACTCGTTAAGAAGCTCGACGAGACTCAAGCCATGGACTTCCGCGGCTACTTCGAGAAGAACGAGGGGGAGTAGAGCGTGCTTGAGGACTACGTTCGTAGGTCTTTCAGGATCCGAGCAGTACGGATCACGGAAGAGAACATAGGCGAAGTCGCTAAGATGATGAACAGCGAGGTGAAGAGACGTCATTTCGCGAGTGGTTATAAAAACCATTTCGAGATCGTCGAAGGTCCTGATGACGTAAGGGCTCAGGTTTACGTCGGTGATTGGCTTACTTGGATGGGCGGAAAGTTCAAGCGATACACCAACAAGCTGTTCAAGTATACGTTCGAGAAGCCCAAGGACGATCACGCATGCACTGATTCGTGTAAGGGGGTTCAAGGCATTCGAGGTCTACTTGAGCATGTGGGCATCGACACCAGCGGTAGAGACATATCTGTTGGCGAAGAAGTGGTTGACAGCATCGCTGATCGTATGCAGAGAGAGCACCACACAAATCCGGAGATCCATGCTCGTAACGATAAAGTTCTTGCGATGGTCTACAAGGCTTTGCGCGAGGCTCCTGTATCGGATTCTAGCGAAAAGGAGATCTCGGAAGAAGTAGCCTACAACATCATCAAGCTCTTCTACTGATAGAAGGAACGATCGTGTCAGAGATACTCGATGAACTGGCTCGTGAATTGGAACAACGAAGCCGGAACGCGGATCCCTATATCATAGTCAGGCCGGCGAGGAAGCGCTCAGTGGAGGGGCAACGCCCGCTTGTGCAAGACATCGTGGACGAGTATGGCGACTTCTTCAAGGAGCCTGAGAGCCACACCCAGGAGTAACAAATGCCTGTAGACCTGTACCCACATCAGAAGGATGCAGTCGAGAAGTTGAAGAACGGCTCTATCCTTCATGGTGGTGTGGGTTCGGGGAAATCGTTGACGTCTGCGGCTTATTACATGGCCAAGGAAGCCCCTAAAGACGTCTACGTGATCACCACAGCGAAGAAGAGAGACTCCCTTGATTGGGAGAAGGAGTTCGTCCGCTATGGCGTCTACAAGTCACGTGAAGCCACTACAGCGGGTGTGTTGAGGATCGACTCGTGGAACAACATCATGAAGTACAAGAACGTTAAGGGAGCGTTTTTCATCTTCGACGAACAGCGACTTGTAGGTAGCGGTGAGTGGGCTAAGGCATTCATCTTCATTGCGAAGCGGAATAACTGGATCTTGCTCACCGCTACCCCCGGAGATAATTGGCTGCACTATGTGCCTGTCTTTATTGCGAATGGGTTCTTTAAGAACAGGACTCAATTCGTAGAAGAGCACGTTGTGTACGCTCCGTACGTCAAGTTCCCGAAGATCGATCACTACGTAGGTGTCTCGAAGTTGAGGAGACTCAGGGACTCTCTCTTGGTCGAGATGCCATACCTCATGCACACCACCAGAAGGGCCGTAGACGTCCCCGTAGAATACGACAAGGATATGTTCGACCGTGTCTTGAAGGGGCGTTGGAACCCCTATGAGGACCGTCCTGTGAAGGATGTTGCGGAGCTCTTCAGACTCATGAGAAGGGTGGCTTATTCGCATCCTTCTCGCCTTGAGGCTGTCCGTAAACTATTGGTGAAGCATCCTCGATTGATCGTGTTCTACAACTTCAATTACGAGCTGGATGCTCTTCGAACACTTTCGGATTCAGTCACAGTCGCCGAATGGAACGGCCATAAACATCAGGACATTCCGGACACTCAGAGGTGGGTATATCTGGTTCAATACACTGCTGGGGCAGAGGGATGGAACTGTACGACGACCGATGCGATGGTTTTTTACTCGCAGACATATTCGTACATTCTATGGCATCAAGCCCACGGTAGGATAGATAGGTTGAATACACCCTATTTCGATCTTTGGTACTACCGACTTCTCGGCGTTTCTGAAATTGACAAAATTGTTGCCCGATCTTTGGGCCAAAAACGCAATTTCAACGAGGCAAAGTTCGTCGGAGGCTATAAGGGTTGATATAGGGACGTATGAGGGCACAATGGGGCGATCAGCATATCAACTAGGGCAAGATATGCTGTAATGGGACATAATAGGGCAGAGAACAAAAGAGACATTTTGCGACACTTTGCAAGAAGGGTGATATAAGCGACGTCACTTTGCCACTTTTTTCGAGAAAACTACCCTTAATGGTTAACTTGGTATCTCTTTTATATAGGGAAATTTAAAAAGAGATACCAAGTTGCAAAAATTAAAAAAGTTTTTCTCGATTTTCTTCAAAAGTGACGGAGGAAATCGTTTTGTCGCAAAGCGTCGCAAAGTGTCCTAGTTTGTCCTAATGTAAAGAGCCGCAGTACAAAGCACAGCGATCAGGGGGTCCTTGAATGGATGAGTGGAGAACAATATTGAGTTTCCCGGGTTACTCTGTGAGTAACTCAGGATTCGTCATGAACGACGAGACTGGACGCATGATGCGGCAGACTAGCAACCAGAGAGGAATAGTAAACGTAGGCCTCAGGAAAGAAGGAATTCAGTACAAGAGGTCTGTAGCTATTCTGGTAGCTGAAGCTTTCATCATGACTGCAAGAAGTCTCACGTTCGACACGCCAATCAATCTTGATGGGGATCGGTTCAACAATCGGGCAGTCAATTTGGTTTGGCGCCCGCGATGGTTTGCGATCAAGTACTTCCAACAGTTCAATCGGAGCCGTATGGGTTTCAATAAGGCTGTGGAAGAATTGAAGTCACGCGAGAAGTTCGAATCGCTTTGGGAAGCAGCGATAACATTCGGACTACTTGAGATGGACCTGTTCAAGTCGCTCATAGACGAAACGGTTGTGTGGCCGACGTATCAGCGATTCCGGGTCATAGATTGAAAAAGAGATACCAAGTCGCGTCGTATACATTGCTTATAATAGAAGGGTGTAGAATATGCTTTGATTTTTAGTATCGAAAGGATTGCACAATGCTAGAGCGGAATTATCAAGCGCGTCTCATCAAAGAGCTCCGTCGCTTGTTCCCAGGCTGTGTGATCCTGAAGAACGATTCGGACTACTTGCAGGGAATCCCCGACCTCACGATTCTCTACAACGACCGATGGGCGATGCTCGAAGTTAAGGCCGGCGCGAAATCCTCCGTTCAACCAAACCAAGACTACTACGTCCATAAGCTGAACGAGATGTCTTTCGCGGCGTTTATCTATCCTTCGAACCAAGAGGCAGTACTCGATGATCTTCAACGAACATTTGAAGCTCTCCAACACCCACGCGTTTCTTAGCGCGAGCAACTACCACTGGATCAACTATAGCGACGAGAAGCTGGACTCTCGTTTCTTGACTGCTATGGCTGCCCAGCGTGGAACAGAACTTCACGCGTTCGCTCACGAAGCCATCCGACTCAAAATCTTGCAAGCAGACAATGGGTCGACGCTAAGTCTCTACGTGAACGACGCCATCGTGTATGGGATGACGCCTGAGCAAGTTCTGTTTTACTCGTATAATTGTTACGGGACCACAGACGCGATCTCTTTCCGTAACAAGTTTCTTCGAATCCACGATTTCAAAAGTGGTATCGTCAAATCGTCCATGAACCAGCTCTACATCTACACTGCGTTGTTCTGTCTCGAATACCACCAAAGGCCGCATCAGATCGAGATAGAGTTGCGTATATATCAGAGCGATGATGTCGACATCGTCAATCCAGACCCAGACATGATCGTTCACATCATGGATAAGATCATCACTTCTGACAAGCGGATCGAAGAATTGAGACAGGAGGCTCTGGCGTGATCGTAAAGGAAGACGACTATCTCGCGCACTACGGAATCCTTCGGAAGTCCGGAAGGTATCCTTGGGGAAGTGGCGAGACCCAGAGCGAGCGTAACCGCACGTTCCTCAGCACTGTCGACGACCTTCACAGCAAGGGCATGAGCGAGACGGAAATTGCTCGTGGTTTCGGAATCACGACCACTCAGCTTCGAGCCGTCAAGTCAATTGCCAAGACTGCAGAGAAGCAAGCCGACATTGGAATGGCTCAGCGCCTTAAGGACAAGGGCTATTCCAACGTTGCCATCGGCAAGCAAATGGGAGTCAACGAATCTTCAGTTCGTGCTCTCCTCGCCGACGGAGCAAAGGACAAAGCCGACGTTCTTGAAACGACGTCGAACATGCTCAGGGATCAGGTCGCCCAAAAGAGCTATATCGATATCGGCGCTGGCGTAGAGCGTCACCTCGGAATCAGCAATGACAAACTGAAAATCGCTGTGGCCAAGCTTCAAGAAGACGGCTATAAGGTTGATTACGTCAAGATCGAACAGCTTGGCACGCGTCATCAGACCACGGTTAAGGTTCTGTCTGCTCCCGGTACAGAGTACAAAGAGCTGTACCGGAACCGAGACAAGATCCAACAGATCACCAACTTCTCGGACGACGGTGGACGTTCCTACAACGACATCAAGCCTCCGACCCCGATCAGCTCCAAGCGTGTATCTGTAAGGTATGCGGAACAGGGCGGAGCGGACGCTGACGGCGTTATCTATGTTCGTCCTGGGGTAGACGACATTTCTCTCGGGGAATCCCGTTATGCTCAAGTACGTATCGCGGTGGACGGTACGCACTATCTCAAGGGTATGGCCATGTACCGAGACGACCTTCCTCCTGGCGTGGATCTCGTCTTCAACACCAACAAGAGCAATACAGGAAACAAACTCGATGCCATGAAAGAGGTATCGAGCGATCCAGAAAACCCTTTCGGTGCGTTCATTGATCGGCAGCATGGCGTCATGAACATCGTCAATGAAGAAGGCGCATGGGAGAAATGGTCTAAGAGCCTTTCTTCTCAGATGCTGTCGAAGCAGAGTCCGGCTTTGGCCAAGTCTCAGCTCGATATGACGTTCGAACGCAAGAGTCGTGAGCTTGACGAAATCAGGTCTCTAACGAACCCAGTAGTAAAGAAGCGTCTGCTCGACTCGTACGCCGATGACGTGGACTCTGCGGCTGTACACCTAAAGGCTGCGGCTCTTCCTCGTCAAGGGTCTCACGTCATACTTCCAATCAACTCCATGAAGGAGGGTGAGGTATATGCGCCCAACTATCGCGATGGTGATCGCGTTGTTCTGGTTCGCTACCCTCATGGAGGTATCTTCGAGATTCCTGAGCTTACGGTCAACAATCGTCATCCAGAAGCGAAGAAACTTCTGGGTAATGCTAAGGACGCCATTGGCATCCACAGCAAGGTCGCAGAACGCCTCTCAGGGGCCGACTTTGACGGCGACACAGTTCTGGTCATCCCGAACAATAGCGGCCGTGTAAAGACCGCTCCTGCCCTTGAGGGGCTAAAGGGATTCGACCCTCAGCGTGCTTACCCGCATTACGATGGCATGCCGAGGATGTCTCCCAAAACGAAGCAAGTGGAGATGGGCAAAGTCTCCAATCTCATCACCGACATGACCATTAAGGGAGCGTCAACGACCGAGCTTGCTGCAGCAGTTCGGCACTCCATGGTTGTGATCGATGCTGAGAAGCATAACCTGAACTATAAGCAATCGGCCATCGACAATGGCATCTCTGCTCTGAAAGCCAAGTATCAAGGCGGAAAGACAGCAGGCGCCAACACGTTGATCTCGAATGCCGGCATCTCGTCGACAATCAGGATCCCTGATCGTAAGCCCCGATCCAAAGCAAACGGTGGGCCCATCGATCTAGCGACAGGGAAGAAGGTATTCGAGAACACAGGCGAGACCTTCGTCGACAAGCACGGCAAGCTCGTCACTAAGACCATTGAAGTGACAAAGCTGGGCAACGTCGACAATGCACACAGCCTGTCTTCTGGTACGCCCATTGAGAAGGTCTATGCCGACCACTCGAACAAGCTGAAGGCCTTGGCTAACTCAGCACGTAAGGAAGCGGCTTCTACCAAACCCATTCCTTACTCTCCTTCGGCTAAGCTCGCTTATGCCAAGGAAGTGAAAACTCTTGACGCCAATCTAAACCTGGCTCTCAGGAACAGCCCCCTCGAAAGACAAGCCCAGATCCTGGCAAACGCCATGGTAGACCAGAAGACCAAGGCCAACCCAGATATGGAAGCTTCTGAGATTAAGAAACTGAAAGCTCAAGCTCTGGCTCAGGCACGAATCAGAACAGGCGCCAAGAAGCAGCGTATAGAGATCAGTGAGCAAGAATGGGCTGCCATTCAGGCAGGTGCAATCAGCAGCAACAAACTGAATCAGATCCTGAGCAATTCGGATCTTGACCAAGTCAAGCAGCTGGCCACACCCAAGATCAAGCTCCTCATGACCTCAACCAAGAAGAACAGAGCTGTGCTCATGCTGCAGTCTGGATACACCCCAGCTGAAGTAGCAGACGCTCTCGGTGTGTCAGTAAGTACTCTGAAGCGCAGCCTTAGTGCGGTGACTGAGAATGGCTGACTACATGCTCACAACAGTGGACAATCCATTCAATCCATTCACCAAGTTCGATGAGTGGTACGCATGGGACATGGCCGCCGGCTACAACACCAGTGCCTTCCTTGCCAGAGTGATCAAGACATCTGATGAACTATCAGAAGCTGATCAGGAGCTTGCTCGTCTTCAAGCAATCGATGAGATCGTGAGTGAGAACGTTCTCGGTGTTTATCGAAAGATCGCTGATCCATCGTCACTCATGACGACTGACGGACTGTCAGCCTAGTGACAACGGGAACCAACCAAAGCCTCTCTTGATGTTGAGTGAACAATACTCACGCAAGACTGTGCTTTGGTTGGTTCATCCCGTACTCACGCAATCGAATAAATAGTATTAATTACATGAGACTTCCTTCTCTAATATAAGTATAGGGGGGAGGGTCTCGCGAAAACACACCCCCCTGTGCAT